CTGCGAGGCACCTCCCGCCGGTGGATGTTGATCATGGTCCGGCGGGGTCATCCCCCACCCCTGCATGATCATGCGCATAACGATCCGGTCGATCACAGTCCGTGAGCAGCGAGTCCAGCTGCGCGGCGGTTGCATCCGTTGGCATGCTCGGGTCCGCGCGTGATGCTGCGGTCTCCGTCATCGTGCCCGAGGTCCCATGTGGTGCCGACCTGGATGGGCAGTCCGCATCGCCAGCAAGTGACACCACCGGCGGCTACTCGTGGCGCCCATTCGCGCCGTAGCTTGCGGTGTGCCGCGTCGTAGCCCCTGTGTTGGGACTGTGGTCGTGCGTGCGTCTGGCAGCGGTTGGTGCCGCGCACGATGGTGGGGCAGCCGGCAACGGTGCAGACACGAGAGGCTGGCATCAGCTGCTACTCGCAATCCAGCCCATCGTCACGAAGCAGCAGCTCCATGTTGTTGCGGGCTACCTCGAGCCGTTCCCGATTGGCAGCGTCGTCACGTTCCCGAACTGCAGCGAGCGCGGCCTGTCGCTCGTGCCATGCGTTGAGCTGCCTCGCGCTGGCACTGGTCACGGCCTGTGCGTTGACTACGTACTCGCCGGCCTCGAGCTTGGCTTCGGTCATGCAATCCCCCTGAGCGCACGTGTCCAGTTGCGCTTCTCGGTGAGCGGGAGGTTCTTGCCCATGATCCGCGAGTGATGACGCATAGCCATCTCCTCAACGGTCAGCGTCTCGGGCTGCGACTGCTCGTGCTCAGTCTTCCAAGCCTCAAGGCCAACGCTGTCAGAGCTGTCGTCCTCGACGTACCAACCACACGGGCAAGTGGCAATGCCCTCGACGATGCGCACGACGTGGACGGGGTAGCCGCTCACGACTGGGCCAGCTTCACGCGCGCATCCAGCAGCTGCTCTATCCGCAGCGTGTGCCGATCAATGGCGGGAATGGCAGCAGCCACGAGGTCGGCGAGCTTCCCTCGTTCGCGCACGTTCCAGGCGAGCAGCGTGTCGATCTTCGGGGCGTCGAGGTCGGCGAGGGTTACGGCTGACTGAGTCACGGCTGCTCCCGTTGCTTTGTCGGCTTCCTAAGAGCTCGCGTAACTACGCTTGCAGGTCAGGCAACGCCTGGCTCCGTCTCGCTCGATCCGCGTGTTCTCAGCGTTGAACGGGTGACCGGCATGGCAATGAGTCTGTCGTGCCGCATGGGCTGATGCGGCTTCCGAACGGAGGGTGTTGACCCTATGCGTGACCGCTTCAAGGTGGTTAGGGTTCAAGCACAATCGGTTGCGGCACAGGTGGTCGATCTGCAGGCCCGCGGGGATTTGCCCAACATGCCGCTCGTAGCTCACCCGATGCGGTAGCCCGGAGCGACCGTCCGCCAAGGTGAAGTTGCCATAGCCGCTGCCACTTACTGCTCCGGTCCAGTTCCAGCACCCGGACGCTGTCTTGTCCGTCTTGGCGTCAAGCCGTTGCTCTTGGGTTCGCGTCGAGTACGAAGAGGCATCGAAAGTGCCGTGCTTGTACCAACGGTTCTTGTGCAGTGAGCACATTGGGCGGCTCTTGCCGCTACCAGTGCGTGTGCACATTGGTGCGATGCAGCTAGGCTCTGCCACTGTCGACCTCCACCGGTCGTCCACGCCCCGGGTCTGTTAGCGCAGACGCCGGGGTCTTTATTGTGCGAGACCGGCATTCGCAAGAATGCAGTCGCGCGCTCCCCCCTATGACACCACACGTTCGTCGGGATTGACAACCGGTCCGCGCATAACGTCAACCGGGTACCACTGTCCGTCGATTGGCTTGACCTTTGCGCGGTGCAGCCGGCGACGAATGGCGGTCACCCTCTCGTTGCGATCGGCAGCCAGCTCTCGTGCCGTGCGCATTGGCACACCATTGGCATCGCGGGGGCGCTTAGCTTCATCGAGCGCGATGTTGAGATGTGCGATCTGCCGCCCATCCCACGTCTGCCCACATCGCCCGCAGGCTGCGTGTGCGGCCACGGAGTCGATCCAGATAGCTCCACCGCACACCCCGTCAGCTTGGGGCAGGTAGCAGCGCCCAGCGGGCTTGTCGTCAGGATCACCGTTGACGCGCTTAAGAACGGTCAGCAGCTTCCGCAGGTCGTCGTACATCTCGTCAACCCACTGCTGCTCAGCCAGCCACTCGAGGTTCCGTGTCAGCGTCTCGCTCTCGCTGACCACAGTCGCGTGCCCATCAGTGGTGAACCCACGTTCCTCTCGCACCATCCGAGCCCACGAACCCAGCGTGTCCAGCACCTCAGGGGTGTCGTCGTAGCGCGTGTGGTCCCAGTCGGCACCGAGACCAGCAGCGTTACGTCGTCGGTCGGTCAAGGTCAGCACGTCGATGCGGGCAGGTGACCGGTGCGATGCGAGTGAGCCGCCACGGCCTGACACCACGGCCATGCTGGGGACCGCAGACAGTTCGAGTGTCTGGGTCTCGATGTCGCGGATGGTGTCGGACAGCCGGCCGTAGTGACCGCGGCACAGGTTGCCGACCTCGGCGGGGTGCGGCTTGTTGCCGATGACGCACAGGTGCTGCTCGGGTTCGGTCAAGGTCGCGCCTCCGTTGCTAATCGGGCCACTCGCAGTCAACGAGGTTGGTGTCTTCGTCCAAGGTGTCCCAGAGAACGCGGTAGACGACGGTTCGGCCTTTGTGTGGCCGAAGCGTGAGGGCTTCCGTCTGCGCGTCGTAGGTGGCCCAGTGGTCACGGTCGAGACGCAGGCCGGACAGCATCTGTGCGTCGATCCTGATGCGCGGCTCTGCCTTGGTGATCGTGACCTTGAAGTCGTCGCTGCGGTAGACGATCAGATCGCCGTATCCCTCGGTGCGTTGCGAGGTCGTTGGCTGCTCACTCATGCCGCCATCCTCTCGCCGTTTACGGTGCTGGTTGTGGCTGACTTCCCGGTCCCGGTGTGGGTGCGGATCATCAAGTGGCCGCACGACGACGTGATGCCGGGGGAGCTGTGGGCTTGGGAGCAGCGGGACGGCATGTGGTGGGGTCGGATCCGGGCTGACCGCGAGTGGGTGCCGGGGATGCCGATGCCGGACAAGGTGGGCTGGGTGCCGGCGTCAAGGATCAGCAAGCGGGAGTAGGTCACTGGTCTGCTCGAGACGTACCGATTCGCAGGCAGGGGCAGACGTAGGCCAGCTGAGGCGAGTCATACACCCGGCTCAGGCATCCCACGCCGCCCTCACTGCTGTGCTGGCTAATCTCGTGACGGCACTCGCTACACACTCGCGGAAACCGATGAGCCTGCTCGAGCCAGCGCTTGCCTTCATCGGGTGTCGGCCTGCGACCAGGACCGGCTTCCCACTCGGCAAGCAGGCGGGCGTCCTCGTCACTGCTCACGCCGGCCGCCGCAGCAGCTTGTCCAGCTCGGGCAACGCCAGCAGCCGGTCAGCGTCTTCGCGGTAGTAGTCCTGCTGGTCTTCGCGTTCCCAGCTGCCCGCGTATCCGTCTTGCTCCCACAGCCACCGCGCCACGGCTTCCCGCGCCTCGTCCCGCCCGCTGTCCCGCGCCGGGGGAGTAGGAGACGGGGCAGGGTTGCGCCCCTCGTCCATGACGCGCCCGGTGACTGCGTCCTGCACGCGACCGCAGTAGTGGCAGATGACGTACGGGTCGTCACCGTCGAAGCGCCAGGAGTGCCACTGGCCGTCGACGCGCTGCGACAGCTCGCACACCTCCCGCCCCTGCTGCTGTCCGGCGCCTGGGTCGGAGACGGTCACGACGCGGCCTCGCGTGCCATCTCGGCTCGCTGCTTGTGGGACGACCGGAACTGTCCACCCTTCCCAATGCACCCCATGCCAGGTGGAGAACCGCACCACGGGCACTCCACATCCATCGAGACTTTGCGTCGCTGCTCGCTCACGTCAGTTCTCCTCGTCGGTGCGGGCTGGGGCGCGAAGCTCGGCGGCACGGGCGCGGATCAGGTCCCACTCGTCATCGGCCGGGCTGCGGGGGCAAGGGGTTTCCTCGGGAATCTCGCTGAGCATTACGGCGAACGCCCACATGACTCGGTCGTAGCGCCACCGCTCGGCGGTCGCGACGTACTGGCTGATGACCTTGCGGGCCTCGGTCAGCGAGTCGTGGATGCCAGCTGCACGCGCTTCTGCCGCGGCGTCGGCTGCCACCCGGTCCAGCGCAGCAGCGATGTCGTGGATCAACGCCTCAGTGTTGACGGCGCTGTCCATGCCATCCGTCTGCCAGCGGTTAGCCACGATTGCGGCTGCAGCACGGGTGCGCTCCACGTCCACGCGCCCCCCGTCTCCCTCTAACTGCCTGATGGACTGGTGCAGACGGGCAGGGTCGGGGGCGGTCATGCCATTCGTCCGTCAGCAGCAGCTCGACCGGCGGCGTATCCGTTGTCGAACGCCTCGGAGATGGCCGACGCGATGTTCTGCGTCAGGACGATGTAGCCGGGCTGGGCAAGCCAATTGCGAGCAGCACGGTCAGCACCGAGCCAGGCGTACACCAGGTCGAGCGCCGTCGTGTGGTCGTCTTCGGTCCACGTCTGCTCGTCGGTCGGCGGTGTGGTCACGCCGGGGTCGGGGAGGGTCACCTGTAGTCCCGCTTGTGTGCGAGGCGGTCCTTGCGAGCGAGCAGCCAGTCAGCAAGGGCAAGCGGGCGACGTCGCTGGCCTTCATCCATCGCAGCCTGCGCAGTCGTGAGCAACTCCTGCTTGGCACCCTCAGCCAGCGTCGCCTTGTGCCAGCGCGATCGCATGATCTGAGAAGCGAGGGCGTCAGCATCGTCGATGCTCAGGCCCTGGAACTTGGCGTCCCACAGCACGTGCACCAGGGCCGTGTGGTCGTCCTCCCAGTAATGGAAGGGCGGCTCGGTGCCGTACTGGAGCGTGTCGCCGTCGATGGTGAGCGGCTTGGGCTGGTCGGTACTCTGCGAACGGGTCATGCCCGCCTCCTTGCCGAGGTGGTTGTGGTCAAGGTCGTCGCGGGTGTTTCCAGCACCTGCGGCGGCCGTTTTGCTTTCTGCATTCTCCCACATCCGGGCGTTCATCACGTCCCCTTTTCTGCGTGTGCCGCTGGTTTCCGGGTTCGCCTCGTGTGGCCGCGTGTGCTGTTTCGGGTGGGCCTGCAGTCAGGTGTCGCGCTCACATTTGGCGATGTAAGCCAGTCGCTCGCGTTCGTGTGCGAGGGCGGTGGCGATCAGGTCGGCCAGTTCTTTGGGGGTCGCCGGTGGGGCACTTGTGCTCCATGCCCAGTAACGCGCCGTGCTGCGCTCATGGGCAGTCGGCTCAAGGCTCACGACCGGGTCACTGCTCATCAGATGAGGTCCAATCCGTAGGGGTCTTCGATGCCGGTCTCAGTGGCTGCGTGCGTAATCCCGTGTACCGGATTGACCAACTGGTACCGGCGGACAGGGTCTAGGCGCTCAGATCGGCTTACAGGGCGATTACGACCCATCTCGCTCACTTCGTCTCCTGTCGTTTCCGTCGCGCTGCCTCGACTTCTGCTTTGGCGGCCTCGATGTGCGCGGCCCGTTGTGCATCTGTTGCGACGTTGACCGGCCGTGCGGGTGGTGGTGGCTCGAGCTTCCGGTAGCCGGCCCCAATGGCGGTGAGCACGAGCTGCTCGCAGAACTGGTGCGCGTCGCCGGTCCAGCCTGTGGATGTGAGTCGGTCGGCTGCTTCCGTGATGGCGCGGTGGTTTATGCCGATCTGCGCCGTGGTCATTTGTCGGACCACCCACACCCGCGCACGGCGCAGAACGTGGTGTTGCCGACGGTGCGGTGCCGGTCTGCATGCCGAGAGTCGTTGGCCTTCTCCCGCCCGACCTCGACGTACTTCGACCGTTCGGCGGCAACGGCAGCTGAGATAGCGGCGGCGATGGCCTCGGCGCTGCGCCCATTTGTGGCCCCGGTGATGATGTCGAACGCGATTGCGTGGCCGGTCTTGAGCTGCTCGGCGGTGGGCTCGGGCACCTGGGCGGCGGTCACTGGTCGTGCCCATCGGTCTGCGATGCACAGCCTTCGCAGCACATGACGTCAGCGGCGATCCACTGGAACACAAACCTCGGGTCAACGTCGTCGGGCAGATCCATCGCGGTTAGTCCACAGTCGGCGCACTCGTAGCGGATCACTCGGCAGCCACCTGACGGATCTCCCGCAGCACCCCGTGCAGTCCGGCCTCAGCAGCGAGACGAACACCGAGCGCCTCGTAGCGGGCGTGGATCGCTGCCCGCTCAGCGGCGAGGGATGCGGCGAACGCTTTGGCAGTCCGGTCCCGGTAGTAGTCGTTCTCGATGTAGCGGTGAACGAACTCGTAGCCGCGAGCGAGCTGCCCGCTAGTCGGCTCGGACACCTGGGCGGCGGTCATCAGGTAGCGAGGGTTGGCCTCGACTGACCCCCACTTGCATTGGCAGTCAGCAATGGTGCAGCGACCACCTTGGTCGTGCATACCGCGATGGTGGACACAGCAGAGGGTCTTGTCTTCATTCACTGGGCAGCCACCTGACGGATGTCGACCGCGGCAGCGAGGCGTCCGTCGACCCAACCAGCACCCCAGTTGTCGCTGTAGTCGTTGTTCTGCTCCAGCCGGACAGCCAGCGCCTCATAGCGGGCGTGGATCGCTGCCCGCTCAACGGCCAAAGCAGTTGCGATGTACGTCCGAACCGCGTAGTGCTCGCTGCTGCCCTGAGCTGCGCAGGCCATCCGGACAAACCCTGCCGCCTTCTCAAAGTCCACGTCCGTCGGCTGCGCATACACGGTGTCGAGTTCGCGGGTCAGCTCATCGGCCGCCGCACGCTCAGCGGCAATGGCTATGCGCTGCTCGTCCGTCTGCCGACCGTTCCCGAACCACGTCTTACTGGCCACGCGTTCCACCATTCGGTCGTAGGACGCCGCGGCTGCTGCCACGTCGGGGTCGGTGCGCTCCAGCTCGTCCAGCTCGGCCTGCGCTGCCTGAGCCTGTTCCTCGGTCCAATCAGCGGGGTCGACGAGGACGTGCGCACATTCGTCCAGCGTTGCCCAGCAGCCGAGGCAGAGGGTGTGCATGACTCCGCACGGGTCGGGGCAGATGTCGCGGCTGAACGTTGTGCTCCGGTGCTGGCAGGTGCTCATCGGGTCTCCAGCCAATTGCTGAGAGCGTCCCGCAGCGCCTCGGCTTCGTAGCGGTTGAGCAGCACCGTCACGTCCTCCTGATGCGGGTGCAGGTGCATATCGGAGTCGTAGAGGGACAGGCCGACGCTGACCGATCCCTGTATGTCTGGGATGAGGTCGACTCGCAGAGGCAGAAGCGCTCCTGCTGCGGGTCCACGTCCGGCCTGAAAGGTGGCGGTAGTGACCGCACACGGGTGGGTCGCGGTCATCGCACGGGCTCCACGCTGTTTGTTTGGTCAGTGCTCACGCAACACCTCCGAGTAGGTCCATCTGGCCTGGCACGTGCTCTGCACCGGGCAGCTCTTCCGTCTGCGGCTTGACCCTCGGCGGCTTGTGAAGAACCCCGGCAGCCTTGGCCCGCTGCTTTGGGTCGGTCGTCCGCCACCGCGCGATGCGGCAGTAGTCGTCGGACAGGTCATTGCTCAGCCCCACGCGACCGTGGACGGACGCAACGAGCGCGGTAGTTCCTGTCCCGCCGAACGGGTCAAGCACGACCCCAGCGGTCGACCGAAAGGACGTGTCGGGGCATCCGCAGGCATATCCGGTGATGGTTGCCGTGCGCTCGTGGCCCAGAGTGCTGCCGTGGGTGCCGTGCCGCTGCCCATTCCCGTACTTGCTGGTTATGGCCGCCGCCTTATGCGAGCCGTTGACAACGACAGGCTCGCTCTTGAGAACCACCGGCCGTCGACCTTCACCGCACGCCGTGCACACGTCCCGCGGTGACCAGCCGAGCACGATGCGCCGGACCAGCTCGGGCGGATAGGCGGCGAAGTGGTCAACCTCGAGCTCGGCCGGCACGCGCAGCGGTGACGTGGGGATCGACCAGACAGAGCCGGGGAGCTTGCCGAGTGCGTTCTGCTCAGGTCGGATGCCGCCGTAATCAACGTTGACGCTTTGGCGCTCGGCTGCAATGCGCTGTGTCCCATTGGCGACCCCACCCGGGCGGAAAGCGACGTACTGCTCCCGAATGTGGTCGACCGCCGAGTAGTACCGCTGCGCCTTGGTGAAGTGGAAGACCTGCTCGTGCGATCGACGTACACGGTCGGTGACGGACTCGGGCAGCCCGTTCGGCTTAGCCCAGATGATCTCCGAACGCAGGATCAGGCCCAGCTCGTCAATGCAGCGTATGGCGTAGCGCCAGGGCAAACCGATGAGCGTCTTGGCAGGCATGCCCTGCACTCGGCCGGTGCGGACCTTTGCCTTGTCCTGCGTGTGCCCACCGCCGCGGTACTGCTCGCCCAGCTTCGCCATCCCAGACTGGCCGCTGTTGCCGGTGCTGTACTTATCGCCCAGGTTGACGAAGATCGACCCGGACGGCTTGAGCACCCGCATCCACTCGGCAGTGCACGCCATCAGCGCATCCAGATACTCAGCTGGCGTGGCCTCGGCACCGATCTGCTCGGCATAGTGCTGACCACCGTCGGTGTAGGAACGCAGACCGAAGTACGGCGGGCTCGTGACGATCAGGTCGACGGACTCGTCGGGGAGCAGCAGATTGCCCGCGTCTCCCCGCATGATGATCGCGGTCATGGAATCAATCCGTGGATCTGGTCGACGCGCCGATACAGGAACTCACTCATGTTCCCGTACGCCAACGCCATCCCATCGAACCGCGTCGGGTCGTTCTCCCCACCCTCAAGCGCGATCAGCGAGCAGTTGATGGCGAGGTGGTGGCAACGGTCGGCCCATTCATTCAACTCTGAGACGACATCTGCGGTGCTCTGCTCGTGCGCGTTACTCACCATGAGATCCCCTCGCATCTGTAGTAGTTATCTTCGTTAGTACGTCCGTACGTACGTAGGAGTCGGTCAAGCGACTCGGTAGACCGACTCCCTCCACCGATCGGTACCGAGTCGGTAGGGACGGTCATGCGGCACGCGACCAACAGCCGCAGTCCTCGCCGTGCCAACGGATGCAGTTGCCCTTGCGCGACCCCTGCACCTGCGCAGCCTTGATGTCCTCGCCCGTAGCGGCGGACTGCTGCCTGACCAGGTAGTTCGGGATCAGCCAGCCACGCTGCACCGGCCGCCACAGACCGTGCTTGACCAGCAGATCCGCAGTCGCCTTCGTGCCGTGCACAAACGGGAGAGCAGTCGACGGGATGTTGCCGTCGGTGCCGTGATTTCCACACCAACCAAGGCTGAACATGAACGACGCAACGGCCTGCCAACGCTTCGGCGACGGGTCCGCCAGCAGCTCCAGCACCTTGTCGTGCGACGCGATTGCCGAGTCGAGTCGCACCCACGGCAGGCTCACTTGCCCTGTGCGGCGCGCTCGACGAGGTTCGGGACCTTGCTCATCAGCCAGGCGATGCCGATCGAGTTGGCAGACTCAAGCACCACGCACGGGCCCGCTTCGGTGCCCCACTGGGAGCACTGGCCGCACGTGACGGGGTGCTCGTGCTCGCTGACGATCTGGTGGAGCAGCAAGGCGACTTCAGTTTCGAAGCTGGAGCCGGCCGCGAGCATCATCTCGGCCACACCCTTCGGGGTTGGCTCGAGGTAGGAACTATCAGTGGTCTGGTCTACGCTCATCACGCAGACCCCCTTCCGTGTTGGCGGTTGGTGGGTCAGAGGTCGCCCGGTCTTCCACCACCGGGCGGCCTCGCTTTATTGCGCCCCCAGAATACCTTTCCAAGTGACCATTTGTCGCCCCATCCACAGGGTTATGCGGCCATTCCACAAGTGCAGATGCCCGGTTGTGATGCTCCCGGCACGTCGGCCACATCTCGGCCAGGTACGCATTCCGCAGCAGCTCCTGCTCCGGGGTCACGCCGCACGCTCATTCCTGGCACGCTGAGCCCGGATGCGCTGACGTTGCGGGGTTGTTGTTCCGCCCCACACCCCAACCACCGGTCGGTCACCAGCAGTCGCGGTCAACGCAAACTCCAGGCACTCGACCTGCACATGGCAACCAGCGCACAAGTACGGCGCTCCATACCGGTTAGAGAAGCTGCCAGCCTCCGGGAACCAAGCCTCCGGGTCCGTCTGTGCGCACATCTCCGTGCCGTCTATGGGCGGATACGGGGCGCTCACTACTCCACCCCACACTTCTTGCAGGCCGTCCCGTAGCGGCGATGTGTACGCCGAGCCTGCGCAGTCCCACACTTCGGCTTAGAGCGAGGCTCACCCGTAGTCCGGCAGATTGCGCACTTCTCGCGCTTCTTCTGATGGCGGCGCTGAGCAGACTTCGAGCCGCACTCTGAGATGTCGCGCCGGTAGTCCCAGAACTGGTCCACAGCCGGCTCAGCAACAGGCTGCGTGCCCTTAACGCCAGGCAGTCGGTTCAGTTCACCCTTGCCCGAGACCAGCAGACCAGCACGAACCTGGCCGGCATCCATCGGTGACACATCCGCAGCACACTCGGCGATCACCGGACACGTGCGGCACACCTCAGCGGCCTGCCCCCAACGCTTGCGGTCCTCCGTGCTCAAACCGTTCGACGCCGGGTCCCACAACTGGGCCGGGAACTTGGTGCAGGCCGCCTGGTCACGCCACACCTGACCGGTGATGTCAGGCAGCACCAGCGTGTGGAATCGGCCGTCCTGAGCTGCCTGGCGGCCCAGAGTCGACATCGTGTTCAGCGTCATGCCCCATCACCCCAGCCGGCGCCACGCAACAGATCCGTGAACGTCTTGCCGTCCATCAGCACATAGCCGTCAGCCGGCGAACTCTTGCCACGGCGGTGGAACCAGACGACACCGAACGGTGCGCGGGCGTTCACAGCCTCCGTGTGGGCTTCCGTCAACCACTCCGACAGCGAATGGCGCGACTGGTCCTTCGCTTCGATCACGGGCGAACCAGCGCCGATCGTGACGTCACCGCGGTCATGCTTGCCGGAGAGGGGTACACGGTCTGCGTACGGGAAGCCGTTGGCCTGCAGGTACGTGACCAAACGACTTTCCCAACGTGTGCCTTTAGCCTTCGCTGCGCTCATGACCGGTCCTCCTCGGCCTCATGCGCATCCGGCGGTGTGGCATCAACGGAGTCACGCCAGCTGGCGGGCGGCGACTGGAAGCCGGGGGTGCGCCACGCTTCACGTGCGGCCTCGGTGACGGGGGAGTTGGCTTCGTCGCGGGGATGTCCCCGGTAGGCGGTCACGTGAGGGCCTGCTGGTCATCGCCGGGTGCGTTGTTGAGCTCGTGCAGCACCAGGTCGCCCTCGTCGCGGGTGAGTTCCTTGGTGGCTGGAACGTCACGGCCGACGGCCTGGGACAGGTAGGCCAGCCACGAGTCTTTGTCGGTGAACCCGTTGGCCTTCATCGCCTCGGTGAGCTGCTTCAGCTGGTCGGCGGTGATGGCGTTGCTGGGCCGCTGAGAGGGCGCAGGAGCGTCCGGGAGCGGCTGGACAGTGGTTGTCTCTCGCTTCCCGCGAGTTACGGTCAACGCCAAAGTGAGCGGCTTCTTGATGTCGGACATGTGGCTCACCCGCAGCCCACCAACGGCCTGCCCCGCCCAGCGAACTGACGGGTCGTTCCACAGGGTCATGCGCTTGCCGGCATAGGTGGACGCATCCGGACCCCAGGCGGCGACCATCACGCGCCGGACGGTCTTGCTCGGACGGAACGGACGACCCGGGCCGAACTCGGCAGTGACCACCTCGACCGGCTGATCAGTGGACCCGCGACGAACCTCGGTGACCGTCACGGTGCGGGGACCCGAGAGCATGTCCTCCGCGTTGATCTGGTCAGACTTCGGGGCGATGCTCTCAGTCATGTCGAAAGTGGTCATCAGAACGGGAGCTCCTTGCGTGCAGCGTCGCCCCGCAGGAGACAGTTGAGGACTGCTGATGCGCCCACCTGGGCAATCTCGGCGTGCTCGCTCACGTCATTGCGGGAGAGCCCCTGGACGTTCAACGCCGGCACTTCAATCGACACATAGATGTGCCTTCCGTCGGGCAGATCGACCGACGAGGTGAAAGACAAAGGCTCGCTGCTTGTCGTCACAGGACCATCTCCATTTCGATGACCCGCTCAGTCGCGGGCATGTTGGCTGTACGTGTCTGATAGGCCGCAACCATCTCGGCGGCGTTCTTCTCGAACTGCTCGACGGCAGCGACGATCGACTGGAACCACTTGGGGTCGGGAAGTACGCGCTTGACGTAGAGCGGCATCCCACCGGAGTAGCTGATGTAGTCGATCCAGTGCCGTCCGGAGACGAGTAGCCCGCACTGCAACTGGGCCATGTTCTCGGGCGGCACCTCGTCGCTGAGAATGGTCGTCAGGTGCTTCTTCTGCCGGCGCGACTTGACCTCGATCAGCCCGTCGTCACCGACCAGGCCGTCGGGGGAGTAGCCGATGCGGAAACCCCAGTCGTCACGGACGAGAAACCCAGTCTCAACGACAGGGGCGTAATGCTCGGAGTACTTGTCCCGCGCCCTGGGCTCGTCCTCAACGCCACGCAGCATGTCGTCATTCATGTACGTGGGCTCGGTGTATCCGGTGATGCGTTCGGCCGTCAGAAGGGCTGTGGTGGCACGCGAATAGTCGTTGTCAGCGACCCGGCCACTGGTGGTGAGCAACTTGCCGACAACGGATGCGGTGACGAGTCCGCGGCGCTGCTCGTGCCAGTCGTCGGTTCCCTGGATGAGCTCGGGGAGTTCGTGTAGCGCCATTACCAGTCACCCTTCTGAACTTCGTGGTCGCGGGTGTCCCAGTCGTCGTCCCAGTCGTCGGGGTCGATGTAGATGACCCCTTCGCCCGCGCACTCGTCGCAGTCCTTGGTGGCCTTGGGTGCGAACGTGCCGGCCGGGATCTGTCCGTCTTCGCAGCCGTCGCGCTGGCACGGCATCTCAGTGACGTGACCGTTGGGGCCGTACTCGATGGCTGAGCGGCTCGTGTCGTGGTTCATGCCTGCGACCTCTTGCCGAACTTCCACCACGGACCGAGGCGGCTGTTGCGCTCCATCCACGGGCCGAACGTGCTGGCAATGGCTCCGCAAGCGCATCGCAGCGCGGCCGGGCTACTCGTCTGCGGAGTGCACTTGTGAAATCGCGGAGGGACGGGCGCCTTGTGCCAGGGGATGTCGTCGATGTGGCGGATGCCGAGCTCGCGCTGGATGTCCGCACGCATCTTGGAGAACTCGTCATTGGGACTCACATAGGACTCCGGGGCAGCAGGTGCAGCCTCGAACGCAGCGACCCGTGCAGCCTCAGCCGCAGACAGCTCCGGGGCGCTCATGCCGGCACCTCGCTGGCGCCGATGGTGCAGTGCAGTTCCACGGTCGCGGTACGTCCGTCACGTGTGACGGAACCCCGGGCACCCAGCAGCAGCGACGAACCCTTCGGTTCCTGACGCCAGCCGAGCCCCAACCAGTCAGCCCACTCCAGGAACGCGGCCTGCGTCAGGAAGTGGATGTGCAGCACACCGTCGCGGTACGGCAGGTGCTGCACGTTGGTGACCGCATCGCAGGACGGGCCGTCAGCGACCATCGACGCCCACAGGAACGCCAGGTTCGGCATCGGTGCGCCGACCGGGGTGTACGGGCCGAGCTCAGCCGGCGGGGAGTAGACGGAGCGCAGGGTGGTACTCACAGGGCCAGCTCCGAGCCCTTGAGCACCCAGACAAAAGGGGCAGCAGAGACGAGGATGGCTTCGTCGGTGTACGAACCTTCCTCGCGGTCCTCGGACGCGGTGATGGTCAGTTCTCCACTACCGGGCCGGACGCGACGGATACGCCAAGTTCCGTCGCCGTCCTCGTCGTAACGAACCCGGAGCAGCGTCCCGTCTGAGATTCCGATCAGCACGGCGTCGCTGTCGTATGCGCCGAACTCCTCCCGAATGGCGCCGTCGATCTCGATCAGATCGTCTGATGCGCCGTAGATACGCAGTTCGTGAGTGCTCACAGCTGTCCTCCGTTCCGACGCGCACAGGCGTCGAGGGGATGAGAAAGGGGATTAGTGCAGTGCGTGGGCTGGTCGTGTGCGTCGATGCGCGGACCGAGCCACAGCGAGAAAGCGCAGGCGAAGGCGAACCAGACGCCTATGAACAGAAGCCAGCCCGTCATGCGATGCGGCCCAGGTCGAGGGCGTCCAGGCGGCGGAGAATGAGCCAGCCGGCGAAAGCGAGACCGACCAGCGAGAAGCAGATGGCCTGGAGGTAGTCCTCGACGTTCACGCCAGCACCCGCGGGATGCGCACCGTGTCCGCAGCCCGGGCGTACTGCCTGGCCCACCAGTCGGCCGCACGCTGGTCCTCGGTGCGCACAGCGATCGCAGCCCGCGACACCACCAGCGGAAAACGGGCCAGCAGCTCGGACACCAGCAGCGGATCACCCAACATCGGGACGTCCGAACGGGCGTGCCTGGCGGTCACCGGTTCGCCTTGACAGCCGGCTGAACCACGATCTCGCCGTTGCGGGATCGATACTGGAGGGTCACGAGCTGGCGGTCACGGGTGGCCTGGCGATTGGCATGACGGATGCGGACGTTGGTCATGCCGCCACCGACTTGCGTGCGCGGTAGCGACGTCCAGCGGCGACACCGCAGGCGCGGCAGATCCTGTGCCGAGTCCCAGGCGGGGTGTAGGTGTTCCGCTGGTCATAAGGATGACCAGCAGGGCACTGGGTCTTGTTGACGTTCGGATCGGTTCCGTGATCGCGGCGCTCGCGCAGGTTGGCTGAACGGGTGTCGTACCGCAGGTTGGCGAGCGTGTTGTTCGACCGGTTGCCGTCGCCGTGACAGACGTCGTAGCCCGTAGGGCGCTGACCAATGAATGCCTCAGCAACGAGCACGTGAACGAGGCGACCGTGTGGCTCTGCGTCGCGGTAGAGCTTGACCGACAAGTACCCGCTAGACATCGGCGAAGCAATGAGCATCTTCGAGACGGGTCGCAACTCGGAGAGAACCCGGCCATTGCTACTGATCCGGTAGCCCGGAAAGCCTGCGATGGGCCGCCATTCCTCGGCGGTCACAGCGCGGACAGCTCGGTGTTGAGCCGCACGAGGGCGGCGACGGTCAGAGCAACGACCCCGACCAGAACGATCGAGTCGTAGCCGTGGACGAGGGCGATCGTGGCGAGTGCTGCCGCGGAGAACGCGATCAGCAGACGCAGGGCCGCGTTACGCAAGAACGGGCGGGACTTGCGGGCTGCGGTGCGCAGCGGGCGGGGACTGAAGTGGACAGGCATGGGTATCCTCCGGTTGCCGAGCCGTCCGCGTGGCTTCCTAGGGCTGTGTGCGGGCGGCTCGTGTTGGTTAGGTGCACCGGCCGGGGGCGGGCTTAGCGCTCCCGGCCGGGCGTCAGGCGGCGTTGCTGTTGCGACTGGCGCGGTACTGCTCCACGGCGTCCTCGGTGAAGAGGAACGCCCCGTTCGGACCCTTGAGCTTCTGAGCCGGCGAGAGCTTGCTGGCCTTGGCTGCCCGGTGGACGGTGCGGAGCGACACCTTCAGCAACGCGGCCACCTCGGGCGAGGTGAGGAGCGTCGTGTTCGGCATAGGGAGCACGATGCAGCAATGACGCACGTCGCGCAACAGACACGCCCTACGTAATTTCAGCCGTGTGGTTCAAGGTTCACTCTTGTACCGCTTGACGCGCACGCGTCATGGGCGGACGCTTTCACTATGAGTAACGAAGCGACGGAGACCCGCATCCCCGAGATCACCCTCGGATGGCGCCTCCGCATGTCGATGGACCACGCCGGCATCAAGGCCGAGCAGATGGCCGCCGAGTTCGAGGTGCACCGCGGAACGATCACGCGCTGGACCCACGACAAGGGCGCCCCGCCACGCCGCCGTGACCTGCGCGATTGGGCCGAGCTGTGCGGCGTCCCCTTCGAGTGGCTGGTGGGCGACCTGTTCCAGGACCCGACGGCAGAGGCAGACCTCCCCAAGCCGCGCCGTCCGCGCTCAGGTATCCGGCAGGACCGTCCGGTCGTTACCGACGACTACCTAGCCTCTCCCCGGGCGCGCCGCTCACAGTCTGTAATTAATCACCCCCTCAACCTGGTCACGATCTAGTGACGACCGTCACCGACACACCTCTGCGTGACACTCCCGGGGCCGTGACCCCCGATGGGGTGACTCGTAGTTGGGGCATGGGGGATACCGATACCGACCTTGCCCGTTTCGTTCGTTGGATGCGCGACCTTCGTGGACTGCGCCCGGAGACCATCCGTGTGCGCGTCGTTGTGCTCAACCGTTTCGCCGCCGTCGTCGACCGCCCACTGCGCGAGGTCGAGACCGGGCATGTGATGGCCTGGGAGCAGCTCGTCGTGCTCGGTAAGGCGCCACAGACCCGGCGTGCGTACATCGGCGCAGTGACAGCGCTCTACAAGTGGATGGTCGACTCCGGTATCCGGGACACCGACCCCACCGAGCTGCTGACCCGCCCCAAGGTTCCTAAGCCGTTGCCCCGCCCGATCGGCGAGGAAGACCTGCAGCTCGCCCTGGACTCGGCGTCGGTGAAGCTGGCCGCGATGATGACCCTCATGGCCTACGCCGGGCTGCGGTGCATAGAGGTTTCACAGATTTCTTGGGCGGACATCGACACCAGCGGCGACCAAGCGTGGCTCACAGTCCGTGATGGCAAGGGCGCTAAGGACCGGAGCGTCCCCATCGGCATGGCTGTGCTGACCCGGCTGCGTCGCTACGGGCAGCGCAATCGCGGGGTCATGTTCCTCGGGCACGACGGCAAGGCCATCAACAAGACGTCGGTGTCGCAGATCGTCAACGCCCACCTAGCCCGGCTGAACATCCCGCACACCGCACACAACCTGCGGGCCAGATACGCGACCCGGGCAGCCGAGCACGCACCAATCACGCTGGTTGCGGAGCTGTGCGGCTGGTCGTCCATCAACACGGCCCGGCACTACGTGCGCCCCGATCGGTCCCAGTCGGCCGCACTGGTCGCCGCGATGGACGAGCTCGCCAACCCCGCCTAGTTCGACGTGTTCCCGATGACCACCCACGTGGAGGTTGTTTGCCTGCTGGTCAGGGGCACACCGAATAGCTGACCTGCGCGTACGCCCGTCAGGGTTGTCAGTGGTGCCAGGGCTGTGCGGGCTGGCGGCGCACATGCGGCGCACGAAACGCAAGAAGCGCCCCGCCCTCCGATGCGGAGAGCGGGGCGTTTCTGTGTGCGTGGTCAGTGGTCGAGGTGTTCGACCAGCCATCCGGACGCGAGGAAGAGTCCGATGATGGCTGCCCACCAGCCAACCCAGTCGACGAGTTCGGCCATGGTCAGACGATGTCGCTGACGATGATGGCAGCGGCGGCGTCCTTGGAGCCGCGGGTGTGGGGGTGCAGACCGTCGAGGGTGTACGCATCCCCGATCGACAGTGCCCCGTCTGCGGCGACGGCGGTGGCGACCTGGGTGCCGACACCGATCTGGGTGGCGCTGTAGATGCGTTCGATGGTGCCGGCGTACATGGCCCCGGATGCACCGCCGCCTGCGAGCCAGACGGCGCGGCCGAGGTCGGCGCTGGTGAATGCTGCGGTGGCCGAGTTGATGACGAACCCGACGGATGCGGTGGCGTCAGCGACGGTGCGGTTGATGATGGGGGACTTCCAGATGCCGCTGTTGCGTGCGGACTCGACGGTGTCCGCGACCTCCCAGATGACGTACAGCGGATGGGTCGGTCCGGAGGGCTGCACGACGACGGTGCCGGCAGTGTTGCGGACCATGCAGCGGGACACGGTGCTGCCGGTGGCTCCAACGGCGGCTGGTGTTCCGCCGATGGCGGGGCATCCGTCGCGCTTCCACGTGTTCAGTGACACCAGCAGCGACGGGTTTCCGTTGGCGGTCTGGTTGGTCAGCCAAGCGTCGGTGGAGGAGGACCGGGGGGTGCCGGTGTAGTCCACGACGCGCTGCCCACCGCGGGACCACTTGGACCATTCGGCCAGCAGGTTGGTTTGGATGGTGGCTAGGGCGGTGCCGGCGGTGACGTCGTTGCGGGTGTCGTAGGACAGCATGGTGCCGACGTCGCGAAGGAACCGCTGGCGGGGTTCGGAGAGGGCAGCGGTCTGCCGGAAGTTCCCCAGGTTGTCCCCGGAGGTGGCGGCGTTGATCGCGGGGATGCCCGCGGTCCGCAGTGCCCGGCCGATGAACCCGCCGGACCCGAGCTCGGAGTTCAGGGCGTTCCAGCCTGTGTAGGTGGAGGAGAGGCCGCCGTCGCCTGCGCCGTGGGGAACGGAGCAGCCGACGATGCCCAGGGTGACGGGGGTGCCGTCGAGGTGGGTGCCGGTGAGCAGGGCAGGCATCCACACGGGCTGGAAGTTGGCCTCGGGGATGGTGCCGGCCAGGGCGTAGTTCTGGCCGGCCACGTAGCCGCCGAAGCCGGTTGCGCCGCCGGGGTTCTGGGCGAGGGCTGTCGGGTAGTAGACCTGCCCGGCGGGCAGGAACACCCGTGGGTAGACCCACCCGGCCTCGAAGACCGCGGCGATGGGGTCTGTCTCGACGAACCCGCCCGCGCCGACGGTGATGGTGGGCTGGCCGCCGGCGAAGACCGGGAAGACTGCTCCGGTGGAGTCCTCGAGGCCGACCTGTGCTCCGGTGATGGGGACGGAGTTGGCGACGTCCCCGTAGTTGGGGGATGAGGCGGTGCCGCGGTTGCCGAAGTTGTGGAAGACGAGCCGCAGGTTGGTGACCGCGCGCGGCAGGTAGAAGCCCTTGCGGGCGGTGGAGCCGCTGGTGGGGCTGGTCTGCAGCGCGGCGCCGGGGGCGGACACGAACGCCCCAAGGGAGGCGGGGGTGCCGGCGAGGGCCTTAGCGCGGGTGGCCCGGTCTGCTGCCGCTCGCGTGGCCGGCTCAACGGTCAGCTCGGGCGAGGCGGGGAACGTGCCCTTGTAGTAGACGTCCCCAATGCGCTTGAGCCCGGCGCTGGCCGGGGTGTCGGTGAGGGCGTCGAAGGCGACCGAGGACTCGATGACCGGTGTCGTGACGTCGATCGAGTTGCCGGTGTCGGTGTCGTCGACGTCGGCGTAGGTGAACCGGCGGCCGGTGATGGTCTTGGTGCAGTGGTTCAGGGACACCCCGCGGACGTCGAGCTTGCCGCCGGCTGCGACGGAGAAGACGCGGACGGTGCCGGAGGCACCGGTGGTGGCGACGTCGCAGTAGGACAGTGACACGCCCTCGGCGATGAGGCCGGCCGATCCGTAGACCCGGACGTACTGGGCGCCATAGGTGTTGAGGGCGACCCGCTCGAAGTGCAGGGCGTGAAAGACGACGTTGCCGCAGGCGTTGACGAGCAGCCCGGTGCCGACCCCGGCGTGGTCTTCGACGTTTACCTGGCTGAACACAGACTCGTCGAGGAGGTAGCAGTCGATCGGGTTGCCGGTGGAGCTGAGTGCGACGCCGGTGGGGGACACGTTCTGGATGTAGACGTTCGACCAGTCGGAGCCGGTGGCGCGACCGGTGTAGCCGTTGAGGAACAGGCCGTTCTTGGAGTACCGGAGGACGTTGATGTCCTCGAACGTGCAGGAGAACATCCAGTTCCCGGTGCCGGTGGTGCCGCCGGGCTCGTTGACGTCCAGCTGGGCGATGGCGACGCCCTTGCCGGTGTTGGTGATCTGCAGGCGCTTGAAGGTGGCGTAGGCGGCCTTGTAGAACACAAGGCCGTCGCCGGTGGTGGCGCCGGGGGTGTCGCTAGCGTGCTTGACCTGCAGATCGTGGATGTGCACGTTGTAGCCACCGACGGAGAGCAGGTCGGCGGTGTCGGTGGTGACGACGACGACGGTCTTTTCCCGGGAGACGCCGAACAGTTCAACGCCACCGGAGTAGGTGGAGGTGCCGCGCAGGTCGAAACCGGTGGTCTTCTGGTAGGTGCCGAACCCGAGGAACAGGGGTCGGCGCTGGGACTTTGCGTCGACGAGGGCCGCGTTCATGGCGGTCTCGTTCTGGGCTGCGGTGTTGCTGGTTGACCAGCCGTAGTCGGAGGCGTTCAGGGCGCCACGTGCGAACGCTTCCCGGACGGTGGGCGAGGCAGCGATCTGCGATTCGGTGAGTCCACCCCCACCACCACCTGTTCCGCCGCCGGTTGCAACCCATCGACTCATCTGTCAGTCCTCTTTTCAGCTGTTCGGATTGGTCGGTGCGCTGGCGGGGGTGGAGCCGGACGGAACGCTGATCCCGCGGGCATCAATATGCGAGTTATAGGTCCCCTGGTCGAGCCAGTTGCTGCCCGCATTGACGGTTCCGGTCATCGTGATGCCGCGCAGAATGATCGAGGCGTCGTTGAACGGTCCGTTGCCGTAGGAGATGAACTGGATGTAGCGCCCGTTGTTGACGGTGCCGTCTTCCATCAGAATGTCCCGCTGCGCTGTGGGGGAGCTCGAGTTGAGCAGCTTCAGCCACGGGTCATCAGCAATGGTCGAGTTCGTGTTGGCGCCCTGCGTGTAGGTGGGCTTGGTGCCGCGCTTCACGTTGGGGTTGGTGACGGTAAACCGGCGGACCTGCACGTTGTTCGTGTTGGCCTGGTCACCGTCGGAGCCGATGAGGAACGCGGCCATCGCGCCGCCGTCGAACACGACGTCGGTGGCGAGGATGTTGAAGCAGCCACCGAACGACAGCCCGCGACCCCAGTCCTGGCCTTCCATCCGCGGGGACTCCCACGTGATGTTGTAGGGCCGGGCAGAGTCACCGTCGGACCGGTAGCCGATGTTTGCCACCACATCGTCACCAGCAAAGATCGCGCGGGGGCGAATGAACTGGATGTCGTGCCCGGAGCCGGTGACGTGGAACGGGTCAGCGTTGCAGTGGTCGGTGACGCAATCCACGATGTGCACGTCGGACGGGTTGTTGTAGAGCAGGAACCCGGCGTCCCGAGCGCGCTCGGCGTAGCAGCCAATCACCCGAATGCCGATCGCGCCTGCGGACTCGATGAAGAACGGACCAGTGTTGCCGTTCAAACCGTTGCCGCGGGTGGTCTGCACCTTCTGCCAGTAGTGCACGTTCCGGTAGGTGACGTCGGGGATGATGGTGCGGAACCCGGACTTGTCGACGTCCAGTGACGTGAACACACAGCCGGTCCCGTCCAACGTCCAGCCACCCGCGTTACCGGGGGCGCCCATCCCGGCGTCCATGTCCATGTGCCCGGTCCAGTATTCGGCGTAGTTCGCTACTGCCGTGAGACCGGTGCCGCCCGTGGTGACAGCGGCTGCGAGGGTGCAGGACTTCAGGTCGGACGAGACCGCGCTGATCGTGGTGCGGTGACAGTTCGAGTTGGTCGAGGCGTCCTTGGAGCCGGCGCCGTAGATGATGACCTTCTTGCCGGCCATCGCCTGCGTGAAGACAGCGGTGGTCGCGGCCAGGGTGGTGCCGGTCGCGGTAAGCCCAGGGATGACGGTGCCGGGGTTCTTCGACCTGACGACATCGCCCGGGTTGCACGCCTTCAGGGCGTCCCGGATCGGCCCGGTGAAAATGTTGTTTGAGTAGTCGGTACCGGACCGCGTCGTGCCGTCACCGACAGCGCCGTAGTCCTCGAAGTACCGGACGACACCGGAGGGCGCCACGAACCGCGTGGAGGCGTAGGCGGACCACTGCCCGTCATTGGCACGCACACGCGCGAAGCCCTTGTAGCGTCGGCCGGCGACAGGGGTGAACGAGGTGGCAACCCACTTCTCGGCGGTGTCAGTAACAACCCCGGAGTCGGCGACGGTGCTTCCGGTCGACAGGTCCTGGATGTACGCCTGATACGCGGCCTGGGTCTGGGCGGCGACACCGGTCTCGAGCTTGGTGGTGCGGGCGCGGACGTCGGGGAAGGAGCCGACCCACACGACCTGACACTTGCCGTCGGAGTTGACCCCGGTCTCCCACGTTGCGCGGGCAAGGGGTGCGGCACCGAACGTCAGCCACCAGCGGGCCGGGGTGGAGGTGCCGGACGGTATGACGGGCGTCGTGGTTCCGCCAGTGCCGCCCGTGCCACCGGAGACGGCGCCACCGATCGTGGCCCACACACCGGACAGCCGGGTCTTGCGAGCGGGCACAGTGTTGCCGCCACCGATGCGTGACCGGCGGGTGGTGGTGACCCAGGAGCCGCCGATACGTGACCGTCGACCAGACGTGGTTCCGGTGCCAGTCCCGGTGCCGGGGGTGGGCGTCGGCGTGGGGGTGGTGACGGTGCCGTTGTAGTCGGCGACGGTGACGCTGTACCGGTCGGACAGGTAGGAGTGCACCGCGGCCCGCTCGGTGGCGGTGAGCACGCGGGAGAATGACAGCAGCTCGTAGATGCTGCCCGCGAAGTTGTCGCCACCGTTGTAGCCGGCGCCGATGCGAGTGGTCTGGTTCGCCGACGGGAGCGCGGGGTTGGCGACGGTCCCGGATGCGGTGCCGTTCAACCACAGGTGCGCAGAGTCCGACGCGAAGTCCATCGTGAACACGCCGACCGCGTTCGCCGACACGGTGCCGGTGGAGAACAGGGTGTCGCCGATGCCCTGACGGGAGATCGCCAGCTTGTTGTTGATGATGATGAGCTCGTTGGCACCCGAAGCGCCGTCACCGGACCCGCCACGCAGCGCCCGGTAGCCGGACGTGCTGGTGGGCTTGGCGACCACGAACAGGGTCTCGACCTGGCGCGACGCCGACGCCGGGGAAAGCAGCATCTTGCGGCTGCCATCCCACACGGCACCGGGCTGCGGGTCGTTGGTGTAGCTGGGGAGCTCGGAGCTGGTGGGGTTCGCACCGTCGGCGTTGCTGGTGGTGCGGTCATCCCACAGGGACACGGCGGCACCGACGGTGGAGGTGTTCGCCGAGTCCCCGCGAAGCCAGTTGACGAGGCTAGGAATCGCTGCGACGTCGGAGGCGGTGGTCACGCGGCCGGGTCCCAATCGTCGCCGTCGATGACACCGAGGCTGGGGGTGACCGACGACGGGTCGGGGCCGTTCTTGAACAGGATGTAGGTGCCGGCGACACGGTTGGACGAGGTGACGGCGGTGCCTGCGATGGCGTAGTTGCTGCCGTTCCACAGCGCGACCCGCAGCGTCCCGGGCAGGGGGACAGCGTTGAGGGTGGTGGTCTCGTTGGCGTCGTCGAACACCTTGGTCATGTACGGGCCGACGACGATGGTGGCGCCGACGGTGTCTCGGATCAGCTCGGGTGCGTCCGCGGTCGCCAGGGCCGCCGCTGTACCTGCCTCGAGGCGGTCCAGCTTGGTCTTGGTGATGGTCTCGCCATCGGTCCACGAGTTCGGGCTGTACGAAGCCATTACGCTCCCATTCCTGATATCATGTGGGGGTGGCTGAACCATCACGCCGGAGAGCGTTTTGGGTACCGGACGAGCTTTGGTTGAGTGCGGTCGCTAAAGCGGCCGAGCGAGGCGATTCGGTAGCCGAGGTTCTCCGCGAGGCGCTTGTCCGCTATCTCAGGAGGAAATAAGTGAGCGAAATCAGGGAATCCCGATGCATCGTGGAGCCGCACACGTTCGACATGGAGAGCGAGGGCGGCACGTGCGTGTCAGGAACCGGCGGTGGCGGTTGTGGCGCCAAGTGGAGCCCGCACTACACCGGCAGCCACGTCGCGTTGCCTGTCGACGTTGAGGTCCCAGGGCTTCGCGTGATGGGCGGCGACGAGTGAGCGGCGAGAAGGATGCGCGCATGGATATCGCTGAGTTCTTACTGGGCCGTATCGCCGACGATGAGGCGCTGGCTCGGTCGGTTGTGGACGAGCACCCCATGAACGACTGGGAGTCCTACGTTTCGAGCGCAGGGTTCTACGAGATGCCCAGTAGTCGGTTCGCTATTGACTTCAACCCCGAGCGGGTGCTGGTCGAGTGCAAGGTCAAGCGCGAGCTGATCGCCATGCACGCCACGCACTTCATCGACAGCCCCCGGCACTGCCAGCCAAACAAGCGGGTACTGCAAGTGCTCGCCCTGCCCTACACCGACCATTCCGACTACGACGAGAGCTGGCGGCCCTAACCACTCAGGCTGCGATGGTGGATGTGCCGACGGTGGCCTGGCCGACCCGACCCGTCGTGGACTGGGCTGGTGCGCCCGCTTCGAGACCGATGTAGACGGTCACGTCTTTGGTGTCGTCGGAGTTGACGGGGTCGACGGTGCCGAACCAGACAACGGGCAGGATCGTGTTGGGGCGGGATGCGTTGGCGTTGTCGCCGTGCACCACGATCTGCGGCGGAATGGCAGCCAGAGCAGCAGAGGCAAAGTCCGAGATGGTCGACGCGAGCTGGCTGCCGGTGTGCTGAGCCCGGTCTTTTGCGCCCGCAATCCCAGCCGTGTACGTCGACGAGTTGACCTTTGTCGCCAGGCCGTCCGACAACGCTTGGGCAGATGCGGCGCCTATGTCCGACGGCAGCAGGAACACGGTCCCGGTCTGGCCCTGCACCGAGGAGACAGCGCCGCCACCCGTGCCACCAGTGCCGTCCTTACCGGCCGGCCCCTGGATGATTTGCACACCGTTGGAGATGGCGACCGGAGACACGTTCGTCAGGTCCACCGTGGTGCCGCTGGGCAGGTAGAAGGCGAACGTGCCGCGGACCAAGCTGTTGTTCAGGTCGTAGCGAGCCGTCCACGTCCAGTCCTGCGGGGTCAGACCGGGCGCATCGGTGGCAACGAGGCTGATCTCTGCGCGACCGGATGAGTCTCGGAGCACGCCGTCCGGGTCGAGCTGGTACGTGACCGGCGTCGGGAACACGGTGACTGGGGACTGGCCGATCAGCAGCAGCGGACCCGAGACCGTCGGCGTGAACGTCACCGACCCCGTCACGGGCAGCGCGTCAGGCAGCTCGTTGGTGTCCGCGCCGTCAGCGACAGCCGCAACCGCCTGCCAACGCACCCGCCCGTACGTGAGCGACGACGGAAGGACCGCCATCAGTAGCCCCGGACGGAGACCTTGGGGGTGCCGGTGGAGATCAGCTTGACCTCGGTGGGCTGTGACCCGTCGGGGTACAGCTCGAGCCCGCTGATCGCGGCCGGCAGGATCAGGGTTCCGCGGCCACCGACGGTCGGCGCGGTGAGGCTGTTGACCACGAAGTAGACGGCTGCGGCACCGTCCACGTTGACGACCTCGAGCGTCCCGTAGTCCGCGTCAAGGGTGAGCGTGGTGACCGTGTTGGCGGTCAGGGTCGCGTGGAGTGCGTCGGCCACAATCGGCCCCCTTCTAGTGGGTGGTGGGTCAGGAGAGGGCGAGCGCGGCCACGTACACGGTGACCGAGCTGGCGACGGTGAGCAGGGCCGTGTTGCGAACCGAGACGGTGCAGCCGGTCTTGGTCTTCGCGGTGATCGGCAGCTGCACGGTGATGCTTCCGAGGACCGCGACCGAGGTGGCGTCGAGCGTCACGAGCGGGATGTAGTCCGTGGTGGGCATCGGGTTGCGGAACACCACGTCGAAGGTGGTCACCGACCCCAGCAGCAGAGGTAGCGTCTTGGTGAGCTGCCCTGTGGTGCCGACCAGGGTGCGTGCCTCAAGGGCCGTCACGCGGTCGCTGAGGGCCTTCTCCGCTGCCTTAGCACGGGTGACCTCTGCGGTGATCGCATCCGCGTTGGCCTGCTCGGCTGCCTTCGCGCGGGTGGTCTCGGTGGTGTCTGCGGTGTGCAGGGACGCCCGGTCAGCAACCGACGAGTCCAGGGCCGCGAAGAACGTGCTCGCCAACTGAGCTAGGGCCTGCATCCCCATCGCCAGGTCGTCGACACCGACAGTTGTCTGGTCCACGTACCTGCGGATTGCTTCGTGGGCTTCGTCGGGGAACGGCTCGTGGACGGAGGGCAGGTCACCGAGCGGCACCGTGACCCCCTAGCTGTTGAGGATGGCGGTGATGGCGTCGCGCGCTGCCTGCTTGCGGACGGCGTCACCGGAGGCCATCGCCGAGACGAGCTCAAGGAGGGCGGCGGGCATCTTGCGGGCTTCGGAAAGGTTCACGGCCTCGGTCACTCCGGGGCTGCGTGGTCGGCGACACCGGGAGTCTGTGGGTGGCCGGTGGGCTTCAGTCCGCCCGTTGCGAGACCGGTGGCGATCCCGACCTCCTTGTCGGCGGTCGCGGGGGACACCACAGCGGCCCGAGTCGTAACGGCCTGCACGAGCGGCAGGGCGAGGCTGGCGGCGACGATGAGGGAGTCGACGAGCGCAGACAAATCAGCGGTCACGGTCACACCGACGGCGCCAAGCAGGGCGATCAGGGCGGTGACGACGCCACGCCACATGGCCGGCTCCGTGTACTCGAGGCGCTTGAAGTTCACTTGATCTCCTAGGTCAGATACAGACACGCAAGAGCCCGCACACGGCGTCGGTGACGCCGGACAGGTCGGCGATGGGCGCCGGGGTGGTGGGTGCTGCGGGTGCGGGGGCCGGGGTCACGGGCGCAGGCGCAGGGGCAGGGGCGGGGGCCGGCGAGCTAGCGGCCGGCGGGGCTGCAATGGCCGGCGCAGATGAGGTCGGGGACGGCACCGACGGGGTGATGACTGCACCCGACGGCGGGGTCGGCCCGGCAGGTGTCGGTGCGGCCTCTGTGGGCTCGCTGGGGGCGTCGGGAAGGATCGGGGCTGCCGTTCCCTGCTCGATGATCTCGGCGAGGTTCTGGGCCGCCGCAGGGTCAAGCTGCTCGACGGGGATGCCGGGTCCGCATCCGTACTGGGCGCGGATCGGATCGAACAGACCACCGGCCGGTAGGGAGTCGAGGACGTTGCACACGGCGTCCGAGATGTCCTGCTGCAGCTGTTGGTTCTCGGCGTCGCGCTGCACGCCGCGGCCTGCCACGTACTCCTCGAGCTGACCGAGGCGGGTGTTGACCGACACCCCGTAGATCAGGGTCAGCCCGTTCGCCAGCAACAGCACCACCACGGCGACCGTCAGGCCCATAAGCACTATTCGCGGCTGCCTGTGCGTGTGCTCCCCGGCTGGGGTTGACTCCGGCTCGTCGTCGTGGTCCTCGGCTTTCGGCCAATGCTTGCCGTGACGAGTCATCGCCATGTCTCGCCCCTCAAGTCCAGGTGGGCTTCGATCGCGTTGAGGCGACGGTCCTGCATCTCGTCACGGTCGTCGGAATCCTCGGCGCGGTGCTCGAGGACGGCGATGCGTTCACCGGCCCGACCGTCCTGATCCCCCAGGGCACCGACAGGTGACGGTGCTGGCGGGGATGCGGTGGTGCGGTTAGCGCGCGAGTTGATGAGCGCGACCAGAACCGTCCCCAACACAACGACGACCGTTCCGAGCAGGCCGAAGATGAGGACGGGCAGCTGACCATTGGACTGCTGCTCCGGTAGTTCCGCCGCGAAAGGCGCTACGAGCCTCCACACTGTTCACCCGTTCCCCCGAGCGCGAGCCGGACAGCGACAGTCGCCCACCAGCACAGGAGGACGAGCCAAACGACCACGCCCAGCGCTGACCCGCCGCCTTGAGTGACCGCAATGGACAGCACGCCCAACCACATGAAGTTCAGTGGGGCGACCGTTAGCCAGGTAGCGAGCTGCGTGAACAGCGTGACCCGGTAGAACAGCACGGCGGAGAACACGCCGGCCCACACGAACCACATGGCCCAGATGAACCGCAGGTCCGCGACGGTGAACAGGTCCGGCCAGATCATGAACAGCTGCCGGGTTCCGGTGGTGACGACCTGCTGTTCGGGGGCAACACCGATCGTCAACCCCGCGGCCAGGTGAAACACGGAGATGAGGCCGAGCTCGACCTTCAGCCAGTCGAGGCGACGTAACCGGTCCTCGACCTGCACCAGCGTGCTCATCCTTGGTACGTCTCGTAATAGCCGCAGGTCAGGCAGTCGCGCCGCCACAGTCGCGTAGTGCGGTTGATGACCCACTTGGTGAACGCCTTGTGGTAGCAGCGCTGCACCACGGTCAGGCCGCGAGGCGTTCGGCGAGCTTGTTAGCAACCTCATCGGCCGTCGCACCCGTGCCGGCCTCGGTGACCATCGGCGCCAGCACTGGGGCGAGTGCGGCGGCGAGCTTGTCGTAGTCGATGCTCTCGCCGTCCTCGCGGGCCAACAGCAGGTTCATCCCGTACTGAATAATCCCGATGCGGGTGCGGGTGTCACTGGCCTCGAGCCCGTTGACCAGGTTCGTCAGTCGGGCGAATCCCATGTCGATGCGACCCACTAGCTCGTCGCGTGCAGCGTTGTCGTACATGTCGTCCTCCTGTAGCGGGGAAGTGGGGCTCTGGCCTGCGAGGACGGACGCGACGTCGGCGCGCATGTCGGTCATCGTGTAGCCGTTGATGTCGGACTTCCGGCCGCGCGGGGTGGCGTACTCGGAGTGGCCGCACACCATGTCGGCGCCGAACCCACCGAGGTCGCAGAACGCTGCGTTGACACGGGGGTAGGCGGCGCGCTGGGCGGGGGTGAAGTCGTCCGGCCCTGCGGCTTCGCACTCAGTACCGAAGAACGACGAGTTGCCGGTGACCCCGTGCCACGAGCCTGCCCCGGCGTGGTTTGCCCGACCGGCAGCGACGACCACAGCCACGCCATCGCGGCTCAGGTAGACGTTGCACAGCGGGCCCGGCAGATCGCTGCGACCGTTCGTGCAGATCGCCAGCGAGGGGCGCTTGAGCGTGCCCTTGGGGCCAGCGGTCCAGTGGCAGACGGCGCCCTTGGGGTTGAACGATCCGGCCGATCGCTTCTCCCAGCCGGGGACCGTCTCGACCTTCAGTCCGCGGGCAGCGAGTGCTGCGGGCAAACCTAGCTGGGCGGCCATCACGCCTCCCAGGGGACGGTGGTGGGCTCGGCGTCTTCGCTGACCGTGGCGTGGTCGCGCATCCGCCCGTCGCGGTCGACGTCCCAGTCGAGGTCGTCGGTGTCGTCGGCGAGCTCGTCGGGTCGGGGCTCGGTCATCAGACGAACGGCTCAATGCTGAACTGGATCAGGTTCGATCCGAGCGCGGCAGACGTGTCGGTGCGGGTGGCGTAGATGGTGACGTTGTTGGCGTCAGCGGACACCCAGCCGAGGTTCAGGACCCGGTTGAGCAGGTCGGTGGCCTGGGGTCCCTTGGTGACGAGGCAGCCGGTGGGGGTGGTCCCGAGCCCGTGGTTGACAACCAGATACCCGGAGGCATCGGTCGTACCCGACACGTGCTTGCGGATGCCCCACCGCCACTGACCGCCAGCATCCGCGGTCTGCAGAAGGCCGGCGACCACAGCGGACTGACCACCCTGCGGGGCGGGGATCGCAGCGTTGCGGGCCGCGAACGTATTGAAAGTCGGAATGACCATCTTGTCGAGCTTGAGCGCCAGGGAAGCGAACTGAGCCGGGCCGTTGGGAGAGTCGTCGAGTGTCGAGTACGGCAGCGATGAGTTCTGCGTCGTCGGCACTTAGACCTCCTCGGCGGGCACGTCATCGAACGGGGTGTTGGCAATCAGGCGCGCCACGTCGAGCTCGTCGGTGGCCTTGTGATCGGTGGGGTCGCCGGACGTGTAGGTGACGTGCACCGTGTCCTCGGGTCCGCGACCACTTGCCTTGACCGACTTGACCTCGCGGCCCTCGAGCTTGTCGCTGGCGGACAGTTCCCACGCGGACATGGGCCAGGTGGATCGTTCGGCCACAGGTGCTCCTTAGCTAGCGGGTGGGGTGCCGATGAGCCGGCAGATGATGGCGAGCTGCGGGCCGACACGGGCCATCAGCACCACATGCCCGACAACCGGGGTGTAGGACGAGGCGTAGGCGGCGCGGATGGCCTTGCCCTGCCAGCTGACGGCCACCAACGGATTGCCGTCATCGGCGCCGCCATTGGTGACCGTGGCGATGGTTCCGACCGCCCATTGGCTTGTGTCGGCAGCAGCAGTGAGAAGCGAGCTCGCTAGGGCATCGAGTGCGTTCACGTCGAATCCGTCCGCGTCGAACGGGTGTCGATCTGCTGCACGCCATCAGGCGTCAACGGATGCACGATCTTGTCGATGATGTGGCGCTCCACCGGGATCGGAATGTCATAGCGCTCACGGGGCAGCTGCACGTCGATCACGTCGAACACGTCCAGGGCGTGATTACGGACCGCCGACAGGGTGAGCTGCGAGTTGAGGCCCATGACGCGGGCGAGGATCGTGGTGCCGGCCGCGACACCCTGGGGCGCGTTCTGCAGCAGCGGGGACGTGAAGTGGTACGGCACGATCCCGAACGGCCCGACGTTCGCTGCGGTCAACGGGTTGGTGCCGGCGTAGGTCGGTGAGTTCGGGTCCTGGTCCCACACGATCTGCGGGTCGAACAGCACCGAGCCGTCCACCTTGTCGGAGTTGACGACCACCACGTTGTACGTCTTCGTGCGATCCACCGACCTCGAGGCGTCCAGCAGAATCCCGGAAGCACTCGCGTCGATCACCCAAGCCGCGGACCGTGCTGACGCGAGAGGCATCGGGTTGATCTCTGCGGCACCAGTACGGGAGAACGACGTCCACGTACCGATCGACTCGTCCAGCTCGATAATCGCCTTATCGCGGTCCTGATCCCACGCATAGGCGCCCACGTTCGACGTGAGCGGCACGTTGTAGGCGACAGGCTCCGACGGCCCCAGAGCCTCACGAATCAGGGCGGCGATCTGCTGGCGGGTATCGACACCCACCACAGACACCTGCGGGATAAGGAAGCGGGCGCGCTGGATCTTCACCCAACGATCCGAACCCTGCAGCTTGATCGTGCCCTTCGACCCGTACGACACCGACGTGGAGTCGACCTCGAACAAGCCCATCGGGACCGACTCGGTGGTGCCATCCGGATAACGCAGCACCGACGTCACACGAACCTGTGTGCCGGTGATGACCAGCTTGTCCCGCAAACCAGGCAGCGGAGACAGCTCTAGGTCCAGGGAACGGCGCACACCCGGCGCGGAAGTGTCAGTGACAGAACCCGACACGATGCCCAGATCGGATGCGCCAGACACAGGCTGCCCGTTGAGCAGGGCAGTGACCGTGCACGTCTGGGTGCCGCCGTTACGGACCGCGCGCCCGTAACGCTCGCTCACTGGGTACACAGCGCACCCCTCACGAAGTTGGGGTCTGAACCGCAGCCCACGTCGGATTTGCGTTGATGAGCGCCTGCCACGTCGGGTACTTGGCGATGACGTCAGCCCACGTGTACTGAGCCTGCGAACCGCCGACCGGGGCATCGACCGTCACGTACGGCATCACCACATCCCGCTGCGGTGCCGTACCAATGTTCGAGCGGCGCTTGACGGTCACGCCCATCACGAACACGTACGCGGTGTCGATGCCCAGACCCAGAGTGGCCGGCACGTTCAGCTGCAGCACCCCGGCATCGGCTACCAGGGCGCGCAGGTTGGCGAGCTCGGCCAACGTCTCCGTGCCCACCGTGAACGACGACGCACCCGACTGGCGGCGACCATCAGTCACCACCACCGCGTTCGCCCGACCCATCGGATGGAAGACCCCGACGTTGACCGCGAAGTCCTCGTCATCGAATGAGCCGATACGGAAATCAATCGGCATCGAACGGTCCGGCACACCCGGATGCACCAGCCACGGCGTACCAGTCACCACCGTCGTCGCAGCCGACTTGTTCGCCGGCTGCTCCGACGTGGAGTACGTGTACGGCACCCCGTACGCCATCTCGTAGTCGAAGACCGTGCCAACCCGCGTCGACCCCGACGTCGTCAGGATCAGCGGGTTACCGTCGTTCGTGCGGACCACCGACGTGTTACCGGCAGCGTCCGTCCGAGTCACCGTCACCTGAGTAATGGCCGGGCTCGAGCCGGTGTCAGTGACATCGACCTTCACCCGCGGCGGCACATTCGACGACTGAGCTGTAGCGACCAACGACAAGACGCTCATCGGACACCACGAGCAGTCAAAGTGCGGACAATGTTCGCCTGCGCCTGCTCGATGCGGCCATCAACAATCCGCATCAGACCATCGCCGCCCATCTGCAGGACACCAGTGATAGCAGCGCCCTCGAAGTTGACCGTCACAGGCTGATTGGCGAGAGACCCACCGGATCCCCCTGCAAACTCGCGAGACGACATCGGCAGCACCATCTCGTTGCGACCCGTGCCGTTGTACGTGAAGCCCGGGAGCAACGGACCACCCGCGTCACGAATGTGCGGGTTAGAGGGAGTACCGACCATGCCGCCGTCGCGGTAGTTCGCGGCGTGCACGTGGTTCGCGTGCTGAGCCCGAGTCGCCGCGTTGTACGTGTGCGGGCGACCATTCTTGATGTCCGGGCGGTCATCACCGATACCGTCATAGATCAACTCGGCCAGCTTGCTGCCGTAGTTGTCGTACAAGAACCGGTTGATGCTGGCGAGACCAGCAGAGCCAGCGCCACCAGGGCCCGAGCCGTAACCGAAGTCAACGGCCTTGTTCTTGCCGTGGTAGCCAGGGTCACCGCGGCGGAACGTCGAGTTCTGACGGGCCGCAGGGATAGCAGCCTTCACCACGTTGTAGATCGACGACCACGTGCCACCGATGCTGCCCGAACCAGCCGGACCCGCAGCAACAGGAGCATCCGAAGCGGCAGCAGCCAAAGCCGTAGTGACCCCGGCCAAGCTCATGCCCACGTCGATCGTCTTCGTGCCCAGCACCGGCCCACCAGCAGCAAGGAACCGCAGATCGGCAGGGTTGATCCCAGCCGGCACAGCACCAGCGTTGATCGCCTCAACGAGCGGGCGGTTGCGCTGATACTCCCGCTGGTTGGTGACGAACTCACCGTTCGACACGTACGACGTCGGCATACCGGTGAACGCATCCACACCCAGGATCGAGTCAGAGCGACCCGTCCCCGGACCAGTGATCGGTCCACCATTCGCGCGGTTGGGTCCACCGAAGCCAAGGAAGCCCGACACGGTCAGACCGAGGTTGGCCTTCGCGCGCAAGAAGTCCTGCAGCGCCTGCTCAGCGGGGTTCGTGTTCGCGTTGACATCGACCTGGCCGTCAGGGAGACCGAACAGAGCAGACGCAATGCTTGAGATCCGAGAGGCTGCAGTCTCCGTGTTGGCGTTGATCTGCGTCGTCCGATCCTCGGGGATGCCGAGGATCTGGTTCGCGTAGTTCTCGGCCTCCTCGCGGTTCAGACCCATCTGCTCAGCCGTCACAATGAACGACTCGCGCAGCTCGGCGTCCTTACCTGCCACAGCCTCGGAGGTCTGGCCCTGCTGCTCCATTGTCGCGATCAGCGTGTTGTTGGCCTCGCCCATTGCGACCAGGCGGTCATACGCCTCGATGCCGTTGCGGGTGTACTGATCCAGCTGGCCGGCCGCGTTCACGACCGAGCCGCCGTTCTCGTCGAACGACTCCGTGGCATCCATGATCGCCGCGTTCACGTCGTTCTGGGCCTGTGTCAGTGAGACCTGCTCGCCAGCGAGATATGCAAGCGAGGCGACCAGCTCGTCCAACTGAGTGTTGGCGGCACTGAGGATGTCGGTGTACGACTCGGTCTCCTCGGCCGCCGTGACGAGCGTGCCGTTGCTCTCGGCCAGAGCGGCGTCCGCAGCCTCCGTGGCAGCAGTGACCGCATCCTGACGACCAGCGAGACGGGCATTCGACTCGGCCAGGAGCTCCGCGGCCTGCTGAGCCTCGGGGCTGTTCTCGCCGAACTTGTCGATCGCCTCGACCAGACGGTTCGTGTCGTAGGTGACGTTCTGCTGAGCCTGGGCCAGCGGGTCCATCGCGTCGTACAGCTCACGCGCTCCGGCCTCAGCGTCCTCAAGCGACGATGTGAACCCGAGGAGCTCAGACTGCTGCTGCAGCCAGTCGGGCTTTTCGCCGCCGTACTGCGCGAGATATGCCTCGTTCAAGCCGTCAGCGGCAGTGGTGCCGTTGAGGATGGACTGCGTCCAGTCCTGCGTCTGACGGTCTGCGTCCTCCATCGTGGAGGTGATGTAGCTGACTCCAGCTGCCGCCCCGGCCATCGCAATGCCCCAGGGTCCGCCAAGAAGCCCAACGACCCCGCCAAGGCCAGCCTTCAGCTGCCCACCGGCGTACCCGCCGACCGACCGGAGCACGGTGCCAAGGCCATCGCCGTTAGCGCGTGCGTAACCCAAAGCTTCGCCAAAGGCACTAGTAGTACCCGTCACGCCGCCAAGGACGTTACTTCCGAAACCCCTCAATGTGCCAAGAACACCCGAAAGCGGACCGTTCAGAATAGCGACAGCGCCTATCGCGCCAGCGGCGGCGAGAACTGGGCCGGGCAAGTCGGAGATCACGCCAACAACGCCGGAAACGCCCTCGAGGAGCCCCGTGAAAAGCTGCACGACATCACGCAGGGGTCCCTGCGCACCGGAACCAAGAGAGATTAGCAGCGTGTCGAAAGCGCCACCCAGTCGCTCTAGGTCACCCTTAAGATTGTCCGTCAAAGCGGCGGCTTGTTCAGACGCATAACCCTGGTCATTGACGGCCGCGGTCCAGCTCTGAATGCCCGTGGAGCCCTCGCGGTACAGCACGTTGGCAGCACGAACGGCATCGGAGCCGAAGATCTGGGCAAGAGCGGCATTGCGCTGCTCCTCGGTGAGCCCACCGAGCTGTGACTGCAGCTGGCCGGCCATCTCAGCGAGGCCCAGCATGTTGCCCTGCGAGTCGTACATGTTGAGACCAAGCTCGGCCATCAACTCCGAAGACTTGCCGGTCGGGGCCTGCAGTGCCTGAAGCATCGACTTGAAGCTGGTGCCAGCATCAGAACCCACCAGGCCGGCAGAGGCAAAGGCGGCGAGCCCGCCCGTTGTCTCTTCGATGTTCAGACCGGCGGCCGAAGCGACCAGGCCAGCCTGATTGAGTGCCTGCCCAAGGTCATCGACCGAACCCATGGCCTTGCCGGCACCCGCGGCCAGCAGATCGGCAACGTGAGGCAGGTCCTCGCCACTCAGGTTGAACTGGGTCATGGCGACCGAAGCGATCTCGGCAGCATCAGCAACCGCCAGCTGGCCCGCAGCGGCAAGCGCAAGGGCACCGTCGAGGCCGCCGCCCATGATGTCCGCCGCCGAGACGCCAGCCTTAGACATCTCGGTAATAGCAGTGGCAGCCTCGGTGGCGCTGTACTGGGTAGCCGCACCGGCTTCCATCGCAGCTTCACGCAGATCTTCAAGCGTGGCAGCAGTGGCACCAGTAGCGGCCTGAACCGCGGACATAGCCGTCTCAAACTCGGTGGACTTTGCGATTACCCCGACCAAAGCTCCCGCCGCAGCAAGCCCGGCATACTGCGACATCTTGCCCACAACATCGAAGTTGCCTTTAGTCTTCTGGGCGACGTTGTCAGAAGCCTGCCCCAGAGCGGTTGTTGATGCCGCGGCCTTAGCCATGCCGGCGACATACTGACCAATCTCGGCCTTCAATGCCACTGCTACCACTCGCGAGGCCATTAGGCGGATAACCTCCTGAGTGTTGTCTAGTTATGCAGCGCGGGCCCCTTGCGCATGTTGCAGCGCAGGCAGGCGGTCTGGGCGTTGGCGCGGGAGTGTTCACCGCCGCGAGCAACGGGGACGATGTGGTCAAGTGACGGTGAGGTCGGCTTTCGCCAAGGCTTCTCGCGGTCGACAGGCCTGTTGCAGATTTGGCAGATCCAGTGGTCCCGCTCAAAGATCTCTAAGCGATCGAAGTCTTCAAGCCTGGCCTGATTGATTCGTGCTCGGCGAGCGGCTGCATGGCGCCACACGGTTTCAGGAAACTCGGTCTGATAAGCGACGGTGTAGGCCAGAGCGCATGGACGGCAATATGTCTTGCCGATGTTTTCAACGGGAGTATCTACTTTGCAGCGCGGGCAGACCTTCTTGCCGTCTCGGACCTCGCCCCGCTTGCGCGGAGTCACCTCGCCGTGCCGCAACCAATTGCTGTAGTGGGCGACGCACCATCCCCTGGTGCGGACAAGCAGCTCGCAGCCATCCACAGAACAAGGAGCAGATCCTGCCACCATCGGTTGTCTTCCGGCCTTGAGCGGATCGCCGTGGCGCGACCAAGCCGTGTAGTGCTTGCTGCATAGTCCGCGGGCCGTGCCTTTGGCGCCGGAGACACCTTCGCAACCATCAATTTCGCAAGGTCTGCGGTTCGGCCGCGGCGCAAGATCCAGTCGGCCCGTGTTCTGCATGCGCTCGTAGTGGAGTTTGCACCAGCCACGGACCTTGCGGTCTCGTTCACAGTCATCGACGGAGCAGCTACGATCTGACATGCGGGTCCCTCCTACAGGGGATTCGTTCTGCCCCCGGGGTGGCCGGCCAGCCGCTCCGGGGGTCTTTCTGTCATAGTACCGCCCATGAAGCGCGGACTAGTCGTTATCGGTGCAGCCCTCAGCCTCGCTGCATGTGGCGGGGGCATTGGCGCGGGCGACGCTTACCGCTCTTGTGAGCGAGCGGTCGAAACGCAGCTCGTCTCGCCTGGCACTGCGGAGTTCTCCGGCGCGACTGGCTCTGAGATCGACGAGGCGGACGGCCTCTTCACCGTTGTCGGTTACGTCGACTCGGAAAACTCGTTCGGCGCTTCCCTGCGCTCCGACTTCACGTGCCAGGTGCGAGAGACCGCAGACAACAACCTAGAGCTCGTCGACCTCAACGTCAGCTGAGTCCTCGAGCTCCAGCCCGTGGTCGATCGGAGGCGTCATGCCTTCGCGGAACCGGGCACTGATCTGCGTGGCCTGCTGAGTCGCCGGGTGCTTGTTCTTCCACCCGTCGGACTCGCGGAACTGAGCTAGTCGCCAGGTGGCGTTGCACTGCTCTTCGTGAGGCTCGAACGCGAGCTGGTAGTCGGGATCGCGGCAGATCGACTTGAGCATCCCGCACGACGGGCATGTGGCCCGCTCTTCCTCAGCGAGGGCGATGATCCAGTCGCGGTCTTCCTGGGTCCACAGCGACTCACCCTCACGCGGCTGGGGGCGCCCCTGAAAGATCGACAGGGGAACCCCCAGCAGACGCGACTGCTCTACTTCGAGCCGTTCGCGTGCATTACCTCGGAGGCGCGCGCGGAGAAAGGGACTGAGCCGTCCCCGTTGGTGGCAAGCCACGCGGTCGAAACGAGCTTGTCCCACTGCCCCTGAGCGAGGGCATCACACAGCCGACCAGCCTCGTCCTCGGTCATGGCCGGCTCCTGCGAGGCGGCGGCCACGAACGGCACGCTGCCAGCCTCCACGTCCCACGTGGTGCCCTGCCCCTTCTTGGGCGGGAACCGCTTGACGAGGTTGTTCAGGGCGTTCTTGCTGATGCCCTTGAACTGGAACACCGCCGACGCCTCACGCATCTCGGCCTCAAGCTCCTGCATCCGGGCCGCGATCTCCACAGCCTCAGGGGTCTGTGTCATGCGGACCTGCTGCCGGTTCGCGGCGTCCAGCTTCTCCCGCAGCTCGTCGTACTCAGCAAGCGACGAAGAGTCCAGGACGATCGTGACCGACCGGACGGGCACCTTCACCCGCCCGATCAGGTCCTCGACGCTCAGACCCATCAGGCGACGGTCGCGGGGTTGCTCAGCGACCGCGGCTCAAGGGTGACCATCATCGGCACCTCAACAGCCTGCAGGGTGTTCGGGGCGGGGGAGTCGGGGTTGAGCTCACCGACCTGCACCGGGTACACCTCGACCTTGTCGGCCACGGTCCAGGCGACGGTGGACAGCTTGTCGCGGCGGACCACGAGGAACCCGTTGGCGCCGTAGATCAGGGCGGCAGCGATCGCGGTCTGGGTGGTGCTGGTGCCCCGGATGTACTTGACGGTGATCCCGGTGAACGAGCGCCGGCCGACGATGGCGGTGGTGAACGTGGAGTTCATCCGCGAGTTGTCGATGCTGGCCGTGTCCGAGGGGGTCGACAGGCCGTCGGGCAGGAGGTCCTGCTCGAGGGGGGTGCCGGCGGTCAGCTGGGCGACGGTGGGGGCAGCAATGCTGGTGATGGTCGGCACGAAGCTGACCTTCAGCATTCCCTCAAAACTCAGGTCCGGCATGGCTTAGGACTCCTTCGGGGCAACGACGGTCGTGGTCTGGTGGGCCTTCTTGCGACCGGCGGCGTCAAGCTCGACCCAGCCGGAGTTGGTGAAGTAGGGGACGGCACCCTTGGGCACGTCCTTCTCAGCTCCGAACTCGTTGCGGATTGTCACGTCGGTGTCGGGCTCGTCGGCCACGGCATCTCCTTCAGGGCATGGCTGCGGACCCGAGCACCGGCGGTGATCGGGGGATTAGGTGTGGGTCAGGCGGGTGTGGAGCGAAACCGGTACTCGTCGGCGTAGACGTACGCGGGCGGGTCCGTCTCGTCCTCGCGGTCCAGCGGCACGGCTGTCAGCTGCTCCACAGACCAGACCTGGCGTCCGTCGACCGTGGAGTGCAGCTGCGCGAGACAGGCCGTCCTAACGCGCTTGGTGGCGAAAGCCGCCGACTCAGGGGTGAGGCCGTAGTGGCGGAACGTGATGGTGAGGTCTTCACCGTCGTTCCACTTCATCGTCGCCGAGTAGACGGTGCCAGCATCAGGCCAAGCCACAACCCACGGCTTAGTTCCAACGCGGGTGGGCTGCTTGCCGTAGCCGAAGGGGACAGCTATCTCAACGGCGGCCTTGATGTTGTCCAGGAGGGTCATCTGAGCGCCTCCCGTGGGACGATACGGCGATGATCACGCATGACGAGGTGTTCGCCTCTTTGCCGCTTCACGTGCAGGAAGCCTTACGGCCCGGCTGGGTAAGCGACCCCAACAATCGGCCCGGCCTCTCGTTGAAGCAGGCCACAGAGCGCGGAACGGTGTTCATGCGTGCGCCCGACCCACTTGGCCGGCAGGTTGTCGAGGACTCCGTGACCGGCGAAGGCTTCTTCTTGCTCGACGTCTAGAGCGCGATGCCCGGCAGCTTCGACAACGCCGACTCGAAGCGCGGCTCCTCGGCGTCCAGGGCTCGGCCGAGGTCACGGTGAGGCGGGGACTTGTCGCCACCGCCACCGAACTCCAGCAAGTTGCCCAGAGCGCCGCCATTCTTGTCCTTGTCGTACCCGATCTCAGCCTCAACACCGGTCTTACCGAATCCGGTCTCGTACGTGATCGCGTACTGGGCGTGGGCGTTCTGAACCGGCGCCGACTTCTCCACGTTCTTGCGGGCCTCGTCGCGGATCGTCTTCGCCGACGCCTGCACAACAACCCGGGCACCGACAGCAGCCTCAGCGCCCGCCTTCAACATCGCGGCGGCCAACGTCTGCGGGGTGTCCACTACTGGACCTCCTCGCACGACAGCCGGCGCGCACTGATGTGCTCACCGCGGTCCACCTTGCGGACCTCCACCAGCTTGTTCACCAGCGCCAGATCTGGGCTGCCGGTGATCGTCACCCGATGGCCCTCAAGCACACCACTCACCGAGAACGGGACCGTCACCAAATAGTCGAAGCTCGCCAGCTCAGCGCCACCGGACTCGACGTCCTGCGACTGAGTGCCAGCCGGACGGACACGGCACTTGCCCTCGTAGACCAGCGTGCCGGCCGGGGTCGTGACCTCGCCCGTCTCCGGGTCCGTCGTGTTGCCGCCGTCGCCCTTGGCGTTGATGCGGCAGGTTGACGACATCAGCGACTCATGCCGGGCTCGAGCGGTCGGCATGTCCAGAAACAGGCTCACCGCAGATACCCAGGCGCGTAGCCGTACCACCACTCAGCAGCAGGCGACCGGACAGGCTCGGCCGGCGCAGGAGCAACAGAGAACGCGCCACGACGGGCAGACGATGCGCGCCCGTTGAGCAGCGCCAGCTCATCGGCCGACAGGTACAGCGACCCGCCCGCAACTGAGGCGTCACGGGTCTGCGAGTAGTCGTCCACAGACCACGTGCGCACACCGTCCGGGTTCCGTAGCACCCGCAGCACCATCGACGACACCACCGAACGAACCAGGGCCACGTTCGTAGCACCGGACGTCATGCGGGCGTCGATGTCCGGCAGCTGCGAAACCAGGATTGCCCAAGCGTCATCGAGCAGCGCCTGAGCCACCGTCGGCTCAGTGCCGGTCAGGGGGCGAAAACGGGCCTCCAGGTCAGCGACCTGTACCGGGTTCATCTCCGCCCCCCTTCCGTCACTTGCGCTTGTCTGCGGGCAGAACGGGCGGGTCGACCGGAAGGATCGTGCCGACCGGCTCGCTGCCGGCCTTCACGAAACCGAGCTCCTTGAGGTGCTCGATCGACTCCTTCGCAAGACCCTCGGGCACCAGGTCACCCCAGTAGAGAGTCACGATCCGGTCGTTGCTGGTCTTGGCGGTCACCATCGGCGCCGTCACGATCAGCCCAGCCATCAGGCGACACCGGAGATGCGGAACCCAGCGCCAGCGTCGGTGACGACCGGGACGAAGTTCGCCCGGGCGCGCAGACGCCAAGCGTCACGGGCGTCCTCGCGCATCACCTTCGACTGCACGAGCTCACCGGCCTGCTGGTAGCCGCCACCCAGCTCCTCGGTGGCAATGAAGCCGAGCTGGTTGGTGTCCAGCACCCAAGCGTTGGTGCCGACACCGCCCGGCAGGTTCGCCGCGGAGGTGTGGATGACCTGCAGGCCAGCCAGGATCTCGAACCGGCCCGTGTAGATCGGGTTGGTCTGAGCCTCACGGGCCATTGCCGCAGCGATCGTCGGGTCCGAAGCCAGGTACGCCCAGGTGGAGTCGTCCACCAGCAGCGCGTTGGGCTCGTAGCCGAGGTTCAGGGCACGCACATCCGCGGTGGCCCGCAGGATGTCCCGCAGGATCGTGGGCTGCGTCGAGGTCCAGGCGTTGGCGGCCGGACGGGTGTTGGTGATCGCCGAAGCGACGACCGACACGACAGCCTGGTCGATGACCAGACCAGCCGAGTTGGCGAGCTTCAGCAGACCCTTCGAGACCGGGTCCATGTTCCGGCGAGCGATGGCCTCGTCGGTGACCTCGGTGTCCTTGCCCCACTTGGCGACCCGGGCCAGACCGGCGGGGCCGTCCTGGATCGTGGTCATCGTGTACTCGGCGCCGGGGGCGACGATCTCGGGGGCGGCGTCGGCGAAGATGCCCTCAACCTGCTCGTAGCCGACAGCACCACCAGAGGTGGCCTGGCGACCGGTCAGCAGGCTCATGCCCACGTAGCGGAGGTCAACCAGCGTCTGAAGGCGCCGGGCGACGAAGTTGGGGTTCGCAAGGAACCGGGAAGCAGTGACGTTCGGGTCGGCGAGAGTGGCCGAGGCCGGAGGGTACGTAGCGATGACTAATCACCTCAGTGGAAGGGGAGAGGCGATCAGCCATCTCCTACGAACGGGTTGGGTGGGGGGTGGTGCGGTGGATCAGCGAGCGAACTTGACGCGGACCTTCGCGCCGGAAGCCGCCGTGGTCAGAGCGACCCCGACGAACACCGCAGAGGCCGGAGTCGCCGCAGTGGCGACCTGACCGTTCGCGGCCGAGGCAACGGCGTCCCCGGCAGTCACAGCACCCGAAGCGGTCAGCGACTGGACCCCGCTCGAGTGGATGGTGACGTTGTCGTTCTGCGCCGCGTCGAACGCTGCGACTCCCACCCAGGCGGCGGAGTTCGCGCCGGCAGGGCCGACGGTCCCCGAACCAGTCAGGGCGACGAGCTGACCGCCCACGATGGCGGCGGAAGCCTTGAGGGTCAGAGCCTGACCCGGCTTGTAGATCGGCAGGTACTCGGCCATGACAGGCCCTCTCTATAGGCGGATCGTGACGGGTGGTACAGCCCCTCATCGCCGAACTGGCGGGTCGGGGAAGAACGTCTTGTAGACCGCGTCCTCGTCCGTTGCGGGCGAGTTGGGCCGGGGACCCTGACCGGGGTCGGGGCGGGGGGTCGGCGGGACCTGGCTGCCGCGCCACGCCAGCAGGGCGTCTGCGTGCGCGGTCAGCTCCTCCTCGGTGGAGCCGGCGAGGATCGCGGCCACCTCCGCGGGCAGCCCCTTGGTCAGGGCCACCTGGTTGCGAAGGCTGGTGCGCGTCAGCTCGTCGATGCGCTTGGACATCTCGTCGCGGTCCCGCTGAGCCTTCTGCAGCTCGGACAGGTCCCGGTCCTCGATGTCCTTGAGGCGCTTAGCGGCGTCAGCGTTCGCCTTGGCCTGCGCCTCGTTCTGCCGTGCCCGCTGCTTCCAGTAGTCGACCGTTTCGGTCGGCTTGGGCTCGGCGGGCGGTTCGGCGGACGACGCGGGTGCGGCCGGCGGATCAACTGGCTCCTGGACGGTTGAAGGCGTCTCGGAGGTGTGCACAGGTTCGCTCATGTGGTGCTGTCTCCCGTTGCGGGAAGTCCGGTCCGTTGCGGTCCGGGGGGTCTATTCGATGAAACCGAAGCGGCGCATGAAGTCCTGCGCCTGCTGCCGATTACCGGCGCTGTTCAAGATGGCTTCCATGCTGGCCCGGCCCTGAGCAGCGGCAGCCTCACCAGCAGGGGTAGCGCGCTCGGCATCCTTAGCGGCCTGCTTCGCTGCTGCCTTCTGCTCCTGAATGCGGGCACGCCACATATCGCGGGACTCGTTGATGACCTTCACCGGGTCATCACCAGCAGCTAGACGCTCGCGCTCTCGGCGAGTGAGGCCGCGAACTTGGCCGCCGTTGAACAGGCGCGCGGGGTCAGTGACAAGCGAGCCGGCCACATTCTCCGAGGCCGGGATGCCTATGCAGTCGCAGCGCGGGTGACGCTCAAAGCCAGCGTCGAAGCGGTACCAGCGACCAGCGAGAACAGCGCACCGACCACAGCACGGCGGGTTGACCTGGCGAACAAAGCCCAAGTTGTCCCGCACCGCAGTCTCAGCCTCAGTCGCCAGCCGGAAAGCGTCGGTGATCACGGTCTCGACCAGCGCATCAAGCCACCGCTGACCAACACCAAGCGCCAGATCCGAGCTCAACCCGGAAGCCGAACCCGTCTTCGCGTGCACCACAGAAGACCGCAGGAGGCCCGTAAGACTCCGACCGTCCGCAGCTACCCCAGAGAACGCCTGAGGCCGCACGCGGGCATCTGGCAGGTCAGGCTGGCCCGTCTCGGCGAGCACCGCCGGTACGTAGGTCGTGGCGCGCTGAGCGGCGGCCAACTGGCCGGCCGAAACGACCGACGTCAGCTGCGGGCCGACCTCAGTCCACGAACCGTCAAAGTCCGTGGACATCCGAGACCAAGCCCGCCGCGACGACGCCACGATCAACGCCTGCAACCGCTGGATGAACTGGTACGACTCCTGAGCCGCTTCAGGCGGCGGCATTACCCGACGCCTGGACGCTCAGATCCCGGGCGATCCGCTCAAGCGTGGGATCAGCCGACGCAGCCTGATCCATCTCAGCCATACGGCGACGCTGCTCCGGCGAATACCCCAGATCCTCACGGGCCTGCTCGATCGGCACGATGCCAGCCTGAGCCAGCTTCACCGTCGCATCAGCCTTCTGCGCCACCGTCGGAGTCGACGGGTCACGCCACATGGTCTCCAGCGACTGCGCGCGGGTCTCGAAATCGCCCGTTTGGAAACGCAGGACTAGGCGCATGACCTCTTCCCACGCGCCGCCAAGGAACGTCTGTTTGCGCTCCACGCGCTTGACGAGCTGGGTCTCGGACGAACGGATCGCGTCGGCAGACGTCGGATTGTCCGACGTGAACGCCAGGTAGTGCGGCGGCAGGGCCATCGTCATGGACGCGACCTGCACCAGCACCTTGATCGTGTTGTGGAAGACAGCGAGGTCGGACTCCTGGAACTGCCCGACCTTGACTTCCTTGTCCTCCGTCGCCCAGATATGCCCAGCCGTCATGTCCCACGGGCTGATCTGGTTACCGGCGCCGTCCACAAAGTCCGATTCCTTGAGCCCAGTAGCCCAACGACGCGGCATAGCGTGGTACTCACCCGAGACCATCATGTCCGTCGCCATCTTGTTGGCGGCGTCAGCGATCGGAATGACGTCGTGGAACTCGGACAACCCGTTGGGGCGCAGAATCCGCGGACGGTTCACCAGCGGCACCATCGGCAGGCGGCCAAGGTTGTGCTCGTCCGCCGGCGAATCCAGCGTCCAGCCATCCCGGCCGAACCGGTAGGTGCCAGTCGAGTTCGGAAGGTACAGAGTTGCCCAGCGCGTCCCGTCGAGCTCGTCCCAACGCTTGATGCCAGCGCGGCCCCGGCGAGTCCGCGGGTCACGCTCGACGAACGCCTGCAGCGGGTGCTCGATCGACATGATGGGCGGGTCATCCGGGGAATCCGGAGAACCCACGCATGCATAAGCCCGCGAAAGCGCAACCGACTCAAGGTTCGCCTGCTGCGACTGCTCGTCCATGTCGTTCGCCTGCCACACGTCCCACAGGTCCGAGTCGCGTGCATCATCGCCAGCGAACCGGAAACCCTCGATGTCAAGGCGGTTCTCGTAGGCGTCGGCACCAATACGCGGCAGGTTGATGACCAACGCGGAAATACGGTCGCCGAACTCGCGCCGCATAGCCGGCGCCATAAACCGAATCGCCTGCTCGCCCTCGTAATAGCTGTCGTACCACTTGATCCGCGGCGCCTCAGCCATCAACGACGCCTCAAGGGTGCGCAGAACCTCCGTGGGCTCAGCCACTAGCGCACCACCATTCGTCGTTTGGGTTTCACCGCCGACCAACCGTCCGTGATCGCGTCCGCTCGAGCCTCGTAGGCCAGGGCGTCACCAACAACGGAGTCAATCTTGCGGGGACTGTTCGGGTACTCCTTGCGCACCAGCCGCAGCGAGCCCTTACGGCGCACGTAGCAGTTGCCGTAGTGCTCAAGGGCCAGCGGGTCGGAGTCGTGGAAGGTGACGCCGTTCATCAAGTCGGCGTGCAGTCGGTCCAGCGCCGCACCCATAGCCGTGTCGCGGGTGGTCGCCCAGGACACAACGCGATCGCCGAAGTCCTCAGCGAGCTGGTCAATGTCCGAGCGCCACTCGTGCGGGTCGAAGTAGGCGCGCACCACGTCGTAGCGGGCGAACGCCTCGCGGATGGTCGCCAGCACGTCGTTGCGCGGAACCTCCCAGCCGATGCCGGCTGCCCCGTCAGGCTTGGGCCACGCGCCGATGCGGAACCGGAACCCGTCTGACATGCGGCAGCCACGCAGGACCGTCGTGTCGTCGTTCAGGGAGCCGTCGAAGCCCAGCGTGATGGCCTCACCCGGGGCGACCGTCGAACCGGTCAGCACCTGGCGCTCGGCGACGTCCTTGGCGATCCAGGCGTCGATGGTCGACATGGGTCGGTTCAAGAAATATCGGGCAGCGGTGGCCTCATCAGGGCACGACCGCGGATCGTTCATTTCGCGGTAGATGCGCTCAAGGTCCATCCACTCAGCGGCCGGCCCGTACACGTGCTTGAGCTGGCGCAGCGTCAGGTCGTGGTTGGCGATGTCGATCTTGCCCTTGGCTTCGCGGTGGTCTACGTGCACCGTCGGCGACAGCTCCCGCTTGCGCCAAGCCGTCAGCGTCTCCTCGGCGATCGACAACTCACCGGGGCGATACGCGGTCGTGGTCTGCATGAGCCACGGCTCTGCGAGCTTCCGCTTGCCCAGGTTGCGGCGGACCGTCCCGTACATGCGCTTGAGCTCTGGCAGCACGTACAGGTGCGACTCGTCAGCGACGACGAACGTCTCCTTGCCACCGTCCTTCGACGCCGCACCCGACGAGCAAGCCCGAATCTCCCCACCGTGCGGCAGGTACAGGGCCGTCGCGGACTGGTACTGACGGGCTCCAGAGACGGCGCCGTAGACGTCTGGGCGGAACTCCTTGCCCCAGTCGTTGACGATGTAGGCGACGACCGAGAAAGCCGCAGTGGCCTGAGACTCTTCGGTTGCCAGGCATTTCACCAACGGCGAAGTGACCTGGCGGCCCACGGGCTGCCCGTCATCGTCCCAGTGGTCAAAGCGCACCGGCCCAAAAGCCTCAGCGCACACGATCCAGCCGGCGAGCTCAGTCTTAGCGCGACCCTTCGGGCGAGACAGCACGCTCTCGTCCCACATCTTGCGGCCCGTCAAAGGGTCGATGCGGTAAGCGGCGACGATGTAGCCCAAGAACTCGTCGTCCAGGTCGATCTGTTCGCCCTGCAAATCGCCCGGACCGTGGCAGCAGTTCGCCACGATCCAGTCAGCAACCTCGTACCCAAGGCTGCACTCGTGCCCCGGGAACTGCGGACCGGACCAGGACACTTAGGCCCCCGTCTTTGCCTGTCGAGCTCGGTCAAGCGATGAGACCGCTGAGGGCTGCTGTACGCCACGGATCGGACGCTTCTGCGGCTTCTTACCCGTAGCGGCGTCCGGAAGCCTTAGGGCAGCAACCAGGCGGGCTAGAAGCGCGCTCTGCTGACGAACCTCAGCGAGCAGTGGGTGGATCATGGGGCCGCCGCGACCCTCGACTACGGGATCAGTGACTGCGGCCATGTCCTCGAGGTGATCGACGCGATCCGCAGTTCGGCAGGCGGACAACGCAACCTCGCGCATCGGGTTGGTCTCGTCCTCGAGGTCGCTGTCTTGGGACAGAAGCGAGGCCCAGAGTCGAGATCCACGGGTTCCGAGCTCCATCGCCAGACCCCCTAACCGATCAGCAGGAGCTGCTCATTTCCGCCACGGTTGCCCTTGGCGACATTGCAGCTCAAATGCGAGAGCTTGATGTTGTCCTGCGTGTGGCTGCCACCCTTGGACAGCGGGATGACGTGATCCAACGACCGTGACTTCGGGTGCGGATAGGGCTGGTCGCCGACCTTCTCGCCGCAGATGTGACAACGGTTCATGTCGCGCCTAATGATGTCGTCCAAGCGCACTCGGCCCGTCGCCGTAGCCACCTTGATCGCCCGACGCTTGCCGCCGCACTCAACGTCGGTCAGCCGGCGACCATGCGCCCGGCTGCAACAGCGGTCGAGGTGCCGCTTGGGGGTGAACAACTTATCGCACTCAGGGAGCGCGCACACCCGGTTTGGGTGGGGCTCGGCAAGAGCAAGACCCCGACTCACCAGCCAGCAGTGCTTAGAGCACGATCGCTGGTTTCCCTTCGGTGGCACGAAGGGCTTGCCGCAGGTCACGCAGGCGTAGGTAGCCCGGACGGCGGCTCGTCTCGCTGTCCGCCGCGCCTGGTAGCCCTTATTTGTGCAGTCCTTCGAGCAGTAAAGCCGCGGCCTGCCTTCCGGCGTTGTTCGGACCGGAAGCTCTGTGTTGCAGATGACGCAGTGGGTGTCCGTTTGCACGGCGCTCTCCTCATGTAGAGCGGGGCCCGGCGCATGAGGACGCCGAGCCCCTACCCCCGGGGATCAACCAGGAGCAGGTCGAACAGTAACGCAGGGTGGCGATTATGCAGGTCTTTATGCAGACCATTCACGTGCGCGAGATCAACCCAGGTGTCTGAACTGCGAGGCACC